TCAGGCTCTGCCCACATTTGGGCCTCATCAGTCCCATGATTATACCATGGACTCCAATTCATACCAAACACAGGCGTTAACGAATAATCTACTAAATAACTATTATCTGGCTTAGCATATTCTAAAGATCCGCCAAAACCAGTAACAATAACTGGATTTCCTGATGATCCACTTTCAAACCCACAAAGACCAAAACCTTCGCCTCTATCCAAACTTATAAAACAATCACCAGATTTATGTAAACCCAAAACCTCCTCCCTACTTAACATGTCCAACACTAAATAAATTGGTGGGTAATTGGACATTCTTGTAACATCTTTTAATCTTATTACAGTATTTCTCACAGCTTGTTTTTCTTCATCAGAAAAATTACTACGATAAGTTTTTAAAATTAAAGCTACATTCTCATTATTTCTGAACGCTGCCCAATAAGATTTGATAAGAGCTGTAGGATGTTTTCTTTCAGTAAACTGAAACATACTATAAAATTTATAAGCACCTTCTTTAATACCATTAACATTATAGGAATTTACATTAGAATACTCATTGGGGTCCATACCATGAGGGACACTAAAAACTGGTACTTTAACACCAGACTCCTTAAATACATCAACAGTCCAATTAGAACTAACCAACACACCATCAGCACTGTTATTTATAAATCCAGGCCAATCCTGGTGTAATCTTGTAGTTTCCCAAACAGTATAACCAATATTAGTTTTACCATATTCTTTATTATCATTCCAAAACTCTGGAGTAGTATGTAAAATAACTACATTGTAATCTATATCTTTATCTACAAGACTAGACAAAATTTTACCTCTCTCTCCGAGATCAGGTAGGGTTTTTTCAAACGTTATCGGTTTTAAAGTTATAGGCACCCCTAACTTATGTAAAGCTAAAATATAACCTCTGCTAGCTTCCCCATAACCACTACCATCAAACATAGGTGAAAAATATTTTATACCTTTTATCTTCATAACTATATCTCCTCAGCTTTAATTATTTTTTCAATACTACTATCAGCCTCTTTTTCCAATTTCGTTTGATCTTTACTAATTTCATTATAAACATTATCAAATAATTCTACCCACTGATCAGCAATTTTACCCTGCCACTCCATATCATTAACTACCCATTTATAAGCATTTTCTGCTTTTTCAGCAGCCTCTTCTCTATTGTTATAAATATGTGTTAACTTTTTAACAAAATCATTAACATCTGTCAATTCACGTAGTACCTCATTATCGTGTGGCAAAACAGTAAACAAACTACCATTACTACCACTTTCAGCCAAATATCCCCTATCCTCTGTTATAAATTCAGTCATAGCTGTATTATTCGGCATAATAACAGGAGTCTTAGTAGCCATAGCTTCTAACCAAGCTAAACCCATACCCTCCGCCAAAGTAGTACTCACAACAACATCACTAGCATTATATATAGCATTCACTATTTCTTTTGGATATCCCTGATTAGGCCCAAAATTTCTTGGAAATATAACATCGTTATTTATATCCAACTCCATACTTTTACAAACTTCAACTAAATCCCAACCCTGATCTTTCATAGCACAATGTAAATAAAGTAATGAATCCGGAACTATTTCTTTAAATTCCTTAAAAGCTAACATTGTTCTAGGAATATCTTTTCGTTGTTGATTACGATTTAAATTAGTTATTATAAATTTACCAGCTGCAGGTCCAAAATATTGGTCCTTAAACGAATCTATTTTAGATTTAGAAAGTGGAAAATATTCCTTTGTATTAACACCGTGGTTTATTATATCAATATCTCTATCTGGCAATGTCTTCAACGATTCATTTTTACCAAATTCACAATAAGCAACTAAATGATCTATAACCTCTATATTTTTAGACCACTCGGGCTTCAATACACTATCTATTGGATAATACATAATTGATTTGAAATTCCTTGGCATATTAGATTGCAAATGTGGTATTAAAACAGGTAAAAAATCAACTATAAAAGTATCCTGTAAGAAAAACAATATATCAAAATCCATTTGTGGTACCATATTAACAATTTTTTGTCTACCGTAAGGATCATTAGTCCCTGTGCCAGTAGGCCATATCCTATAAGGAAAATTATGTGGATCACCCCAATAATTAATACCAAGAATATCAATATCATATCGACCTGTCTTATATAAAGCTTCAAAAATATTACGGGACACTGTACCAAACCCAGTAGCACAAGTGGGTGAATCACAATATGCTAAAACTTTGATTTTTTGTTTACTATTATTAACAACATTTTTTCCGCTCCATTGGTACTTATCTATATTTTTCTTAACAGCTTTACGTCTTTGTTTACCCATAATCACATCCTCCATATCTCAACTATTTTTTTTTATATTCCTGACAGCTAAAAAAGGATTAGTATAATTCCTAGTTGCTGTCTCTACAACTTTATTTTTCCCCATCTGATCATTCTCCAAAAACTCATCAACAGATCTTTTCGACACAGTTACCATCTTAAAAAACTCTTCCAATGGTACGTTACTATAAACTGTTTTTGGGTCATAGACCACCAACGGATTTTGTCGTACATATAAAGATTTATTTTCACTAGATAAATCCCTACTATCAACATCAATCTTTTTAATTATATGATTTTTCAACCTTCTTTCATAATTATCTAAAGCCCGTTTACGGCTTTTAATATCTAAATATTCACTTACAAGTTCCCCTTCTTCAAAATCTTCTAAATTTTTTTTAAACAATTTGTCTTTTCTTGACGCTTCTATATATGTAGGGCATTCACCTCTGAAATCACACCAAGAACACATATCATTAAAAGAAGGTTTAGCATCTTTTTCTTCAAAATTTAACATTTCATTATATATAGCTACTAAATATTGAGAAAACTCCTTTCTAGCTCTATTAGTTCTATAAGCATACATAGGCTCAGACCTTAAAAAATCTAAACATAAAATAATACGCTTGTAATTAGGAAATTTAATACTAGCAACTAAATCATACATAGACAACTGTATATCATTCTTCATCTCTTCAGCCGTATACACAAACTTATTTGTCTTATAATCAACAATTAATATAGTATCACTATCTAATTCTACAACTTTATCCATAGCACCTATTATAGGAATACCGTCATTAGTAGATATTTCAAACCTAGTTTCTGCACTTAAAATCCTACCAACTTCGAACTCTTTCAATTTTTCCAAAACTAAAAAAAGACCTTCGTTATATATTGCCAAATCATCTATACCTTCTTCTACAGCCTTATCTATATAAGCCTTTTTTATTTTACCAATATCATATGCCGTGAATTTTTCTTTCTTTTGCCATATCTTACCAGCAATCTCCAAGGCTTTATGCACTGAAATACCTAATTTAAAAGCAGTAGATGGTAACTTGGGCCTATGTAAAACATAATTCAACCAGTATCTATATTTACATTGTAAAAACATAGATACCCTAGTTGCAGATAACATTATCTTACCATTATTCATAATATCTCCTTTTTAATATAAATATTTAACTATGTAACTTATAATACAAATTTATAATAATACAACGCTTGTAATATAGAATCAGTAATATCATTACCATCTTTAAATACATAACTATCTAACATTGGTTTATATAAATCTTTAACAAATTCAAATACTTGGTCCTTACTCCTCAAACCAAAACTACTTCTCACTTTCATAGTTGATATAAAAATAACTTCTCTTTTTAAAACATTAATACATTCCAAATTCACCACACCTATAAACTGCATAAGTGTCTTTAAAGTTTTTACATTCTTTAAATATGTGTCTTCAACAATAACATATTGTGGATTAGACATAACTAATATATCTCTTATTACATTGTCAAAAAAATACAATTTTTGAGATACAGAAAACTTTTTTGGTGGTTGCACCACACCAAATTTGTATATATTTCCATCAACTAAATTACACCATCCACTAGATACAGATGATACATCAAAGGACACTATTCCAACACTTTTTAAACCATCACTCATCTTCACTACCTCCAAAAACATTCTTTAATATTTCTAACTGATCATCAGTAAAATCCGTTTTCTTTGGCATTTTCACTCTTATATTTACAATAAGGTCTCCACTAGGTCCTCCATTAATACCCATAGACCCTCGACCAACACTACGTAAAGACAATCCATCCGGAGTATCTGGATGTAACTCAATGTCTATTTCCCCATCTTTCTTAATCACCCCATTACCATTACATTTTTCACATACATTACTAACAACAAATCCACTACCACCACACGCTCTACAAATAGTTTTATTGACCATTTTTACACCATTTGATTCACTTACATTAACAATTACACCACTACCATTACAAATCTTACATTCTACTTTATCAGTACCTCCAACACCATTACATTTATCACACACATCTTTGAAATTATACTTAATCTTTTTATTACATCCACATATAGACTCATATAAAGAAATTACTAATGTATATTGTACATTTCTACCTTTGATAGGTACATTATTAAACTTATTATTACTACCAAAAGGAAACCCACCCCTAAAAAAATTAGAAAAACCTCTAAAAACATCATCTAATGGGTTATCATATTCTCTCCTTTTGTTATCATCTGACAAAATATTATAAGCCGCGTTTAATTTCTTAAACTGCTCTTCATTACCTCCTAAATCTGGATGATACTTTTTAGATAACTTTCTAAAAGATTTCTTTATTTCCTCTTTCGTAGCACCCTTATCTACCTCTAATATACGATAATAGTCATCTGGCATTTATTGAACCCCCTCCAAAACTTCCCATTGAAATCCACATGATTCACACGTAAAACTATTATTACCATTATCATATGCAATTTGACCACATCTAATGCATTTATGTAATATATCAAACATACTAGAATTTGTATTACTTTCACTTTTAATATCAACTTCTAAAGATTCATCACCGAACTCTTCTTTAATTAAAACTTCAATCTCATCTAACATTTGGTCTAATCCTTCATGATCTATATTTTGGACATCCAAAAACTCCCCATTATTTAATCTCCAGCTATACCCACATACATGGCACACATAATAATCAACAACTATATGATTACCACATTTATCACATGTAATACAATCTTGGTACACAATACCACCAGAATCATTATTACATTTAGGACAATTCATAACAACCCCCCTTTAAATAAAAATATATATTATTCAAAATTACACACTTTCTTTCAACATTTCAATAATATTTCCAATAATTTGAACTTTATCTTCCTCTATAACCAACGCAATTGGAGTAAAAGCTTGGTTACTTTTTAATTTTGGATACTGAGATGTTGCAAACAATACCTTAGATAAAGATGGGATATACAATATATTCTCTTCTAATATATTAAACTCACCGTCTTCATCAGAATACAACTCTTTATCAAAATCCTTATATACACCCCTTCTAGGAATCGTAATAACATGATCTTCAGAATAAACCTTAAATTTATAATTTCTAGCTGGCAACAACATCATTGTAGGTGTTCCAACAACTTTCAACAAAGTTTTACTTTTAACATCTTTATCTTTAGTTTTTTTACCTGACATAACTATCTCCTTTATTTTATAATATCTCTTAATTCAACAATAGTACAATCAGAAGGATCTTTTCCATAATACGGTAAAAATAAGGGTATTATATCTATTTTACCACGCATGTTTTTTACAACATTCAATGTCCCTCTCACACCTGCTTCATCACCATCAAACAACACTATTATTTTAAAACATGTACTATATAATAAATTTTGTTGCCCATTGGTTATATTACTACCCATACACGCAACAGAATTTTTATATCCAGCCATATATAATTTCCAAACAGATTTAAATCCCTCTACTACAATAATTGTTTTAGACTCATCCATATAATTTTTAGCTTTATTTAAATTATAAAGAACTAAATCTTTTTCAAAACCCTCAGTTAATAAATATTTATAATCAGTATCAGCTCTTCCAGTAATATCCCTACAGCTATATGCAACTAATTTACCATCTTTATCTCTTATAGGAATAACATCTCGTTGAAAATTATATCTATCTACATACCCACCACCAACTTCAAACTCATCTAAAACCTCCTTAGTAAACCCCTCTTTTTCAAAATAATTAGATCTAAACTTCATAAAATGCTTTAAATATTCTTCAGTGACGTGTTTTGGTATAAATTTGCCAACATTATTATGTTGTATAACTTCTTGCCTATCCTTTTCCCTTTGAAACTCTACATAACTAGAATCACTATGTATATTAATACCAGTTATACTTTCTAAATATTCTACAGCACTAAGAAAATTCAAATTCAGCAAATGCATTACAAGACTTATAACATCATACCCTATTTCCTCATGACAACCATGTGAAAAACATACCCAATTCTTAGTTTGTTTATCCATTTTAAAAGAAGTTTTGTTATCACCACCATGAACCTTACAAGCAGCTCTTACTTCCTTTGACGTGCTCTTAGATATATTAAACCCCAACGATCTAAGTAAAGTATCAGCATCTATAGAATCCTTTAATACTTGTATCCTATATCTAAACTTCTCTTTATCTGACAAACTAATGCCTTCTGTATTGTAATTATTTAACATAATCCCAAATCCTATTAAAACATTTTATCATCATTAAAATTATCCGAAGTATCATCATCATACATAAAATTTTCTTGTTCTTTGTACTCCCCACTATCATAATCTATTACTTGCACTTTAGCTTCAGTCATTTGTAAAGATCTTTTATAAAAATTAAAACCTATGCCTTCCTCAGGAGTGGTACCTCCACGCCTACTATCTGTAATCTGTAACTTATAAGTACCACCACTTATTCCGGCTTGTTGTATCTCATCAGGTGTTTTTGGTTTAAGTAACATTAAAACATCAGCATATCTTAATATCCTATCACTGTCAGCAATATCTTGTTGCCTATTTATCTGATTAGCAGCAAAAATTGGTAAATCTAATTCACCAGCTAAATCTTTCAAAGCAGTGGTTACATCACCAAGTAATTGATATTCCTTCTTATTCTTAAAATCAGCATTAGATGGTGATTTAATGTAATCAAATACACCTAATTTTATATCTTCTGAATGTTTGTATTTTTTATAAACAGTGACAAGCTTATCTATACTATATCCAGGCATATATTCATGAAATAATTTACCACTCTTTATAACTTTCGATGCTTGTTTAATATTATGATACTCTTGGTCACTATACCCACCATGTTTAATACGTCTTTCTTCAACACCAGACAACATAGATAAAATTCTACTACGCCATTGGTCAAATGACATTTCTGTATCAATATACAAAACTGGTTCATGTAATTCATATGCTACATATGTAGAAACAACTGACAAAAAAGTACTTTTACCGTTTTTAGGCCTAGCACATACAATTTGTAAAGTACCTGGTATTAACCCATCAATTCTTTTATCCAGAATACTAAACCCAGTGCTCATTCCACAGTATTCTATGGGACTTCCTCTACGCTCTTCTATATATTCGTCAATACCATCTGCTAAATTTGTAGCTTCCTTAACAGCTTTAGATTTCATAGACAAATCCATTACATCATTACCAACTTTACCTAATAAATCTAATGACGTAACATCATCATCTTTTGACCTATCTTTTAACATTTCTAAATTAGTACCTAACTGGCAATACAATTGATACTTAGTACTATTATCAAGCACCCTTGAAATGTAAAATGATAAATTATTTAAATCTAATTCTAAACCTATTATAGCATTTATATACCCATAACCACCTATTTGGTCTAAAATACCATTTTTCTTAGCTTCATTTAACACCATAGAACTGTCAAATCTACCAACCACACCATTAGCCAACACACCCAATATCATATACAACAGTCTATGGTCTATTCTTAAAAAATCATCCTCAGATACCTGAGAAAATACAGTATAATAATTATTTACACTTTTAAAACAATAAGATAACAAAGCCCTTTCATATACTGGTTGACAAAACAACTCTTTAGTAGATTCACTCATTACTTTATACTAAAACCTCCGCTCATCACGCACAAAAGTCAATTCTTTATCTCTACGACTTAACTCACGCTTAAAAGCATTTATAAGTTCAATATAATATTTTTCTAAATTTTCAGTCATAACAACTTCCTGTTCTAAAGCATCCGCGTCTAATTTAACTTTCTTAAGTTCCTCACTAGAATTAATAACTTTCTTTCTATACTCAACTTTAGTCAACTTACCTTTAACAATGTCAGATTCTTCAACAGATGTATCTAAAAAACGGCGTTTCTGTATCAATAAAACCTTACTTCTATTTACCTCCGATGCAAAATAAATCAAGAATTGTGATATACCTATAGCATACCTACTAATATCAACACTACTAGTTGATTCTAATGTTCTAGGGTCATACTTAAACACTTCATTCATTAAATCCTCATTTTTACCAACTTTATAAATCATTAATTTTTCTGCTTTAGTATTTAAATATTCATTTACCTCATTCATATCTAACTTACTCCCTCATCTAAAAACCTCTCTTCAAAAATAGGACGTTTACCAGTACAAAAATAATCATATCCTACAAGTTCGCCGGTTTTAGGGTCAAAAAACTGAACATAATCAGATTTCATACCAATTTGTCTACAATGTAAAGATAAATTACAATATTTTTTTTCACCATGAATAGTACCATCTTCCAATGGAACAAAATCTGGACAATCTTTATCCAAAATATCATCTTTTTTATCCAACATTATTATTTCTGTCATTATTTAAAACCTCGCTTTGTGCTTCAATTATTTTTCCTAATAACAAACCCTTACTTATTCTTTCATTGTAATTTACAACTACAAAAGGTATTTTATTTTCTTCAACATACCTTAACTTTAAATTATCTCTCTTTTTAGAATTAATAAAACCCGAACTGTCTTTATGAAAATGTTTAGTAAATTCACTATGCTGCCTACCCTGTACTTCAAAAAGTATAGAAAGATCTTTTATATAAAAATCAAAAAATAATTTACTACCTTTATAATTTATATAATACTCAGGTACTATAATATTGTACTTAAATAAATCATTTAATAAATCATAAACTTTATCTGACAATACACTCATTATAGTCCTAACATTTCTTTAACTAAAGATCTAACATTTTCATAAACTGTATTGTCTTCTCTAAATAGTTTAACCAAATTTTGTTTACCTTTGTATTTTTCACCATTATAATTAAACCAAGATCCAACTTGTTCTACTACTCCAAACTGTACAGCAAGATCTATAACCTCCATAACAAAATCATATCCATGTCCATATATTAAATTTATTGATGCATCTCTCCAAGGTGCAGCTAGTTTGTTTTTAATTATATTAAAATCACACACATGTCCTATAACAACACCCTCATCATTTACTATATGTGATTTTTTACTTTCACCACCTTCAACACGTATTCTACCAGTAGTATAAAAACCCAAAGCTTCTCCACCAGTAGGTACTCTACTATCTCCCCACTTACCAATAGCATGACGTATTTGATTAATAAAAATTAACAATGTATTAGTTTCATTAGCTATAGGTGTTAATTTAATACATGCTTTGCTCATTAGTTTAGCTAATAAACCCATATAATTATCTCCTATTTCACCCTCAGCCATTGCTTTAGGTAACAACGAAGACACACTATCAACAACTAATACATCAATACTATTACTTTTCATCAATATTTCAGCAGCTTCTAAATTATCATCACCAGTATATGCTTGTACTAGTTCGATTTTATCCACTTTATCCCCAACTCCAACTTCTTTACCCATATTCCTCGCAAGTTTAGGGTCTAAAGAGTGTTCAGCATCTATATACGCTATATGCATATCTCTTTTTAATGCCTGCATAACAACACTTAAAGCTAATGTAGACTTACCACTACTATTAGGACCAAATACTTCATAAAGCCTTCCCCTAGCAAACCCTCCTATACCAGTTGCAGAGTCTAGAGATAAACAACCAGTAGAAATAGCATCTATCTCTAAATCCTCATGTTCGCCTAAAAAACTAATTATTCCTTCACCATATTTCTTAATTATAGATTTCCTAGCTATATCTAAAGTATTTGCTCCTTTAACAACCACTTCATCCTTAGATGTTTTCTTTTTTGGCATTATAGTCCTCCAATTTTTAACAGTCCTTTATCATTTATAATTTCTTTACTAAGAAGATTTACAAAATTTTTACAATCTTTACAATACACTTCATATATACTAGATACTCTCACAATTCCTTCACCATCTATTTCATAAGGATATCCAGCCAATGCCCAATTTTCATGTTTACACACAATTTTATTACTCTTCATTTAACATCTTACCTAATTTCTTGGATTTATCTTTTAAAACACTTGTGTACTCTTTTTCCATATACTCATCCTCAAATTTCTCCATAATTTTATTTAATATAACCTCATTATCACGCTCTTTATTTAAATTCATAATGGAAATAGCAAGACTAATAATCCAACCTATTCTAAAAATCATAACATCTGTTATTGGCTTTTCTAATCTAAAATTATCTTCATAATCAAATAGCGTATCTATTATAGCAACACATTCTTGAATAGCTGAATTTCTATTAGTATTAAATTCTCTAGACTCCACAAATTCCCTTAAAACTCTCATCTCTTCTTTAGGATGTTGGGTATAATATTGCATCCTAACTGGGTATTTATTCCAAAGCCTCGCATAAAAATACTTTCTTAATTCTGGTATATTAGTCACTGATTTATTTACTTCCAAAGGATCTATAACTTTATATCCATAACTCATTAAAATCTTTTTAGATTCCAAAATCTTAATCTCTTCTTGTGACTTATTCTTAATAAATATATCAGATTGACGTGTCATATTCACATATTCCTATAACATATATTATAAAACCTAATTATCGACGATTAACAACAGTTATCAAAGCTCTATGATCATCTGAATCCTTGGTTTTAAATATAACACAATTATCACCTTTAGTAAAATTAATTTCAAGATATTCTCCAGTAATATCCTTTAATAATGATGCTAAAATAATTCCGTTAACATCAATATCTAACTTAGTTTTAAAAACCCTATCAAAAATATGCTCAGATTCAGCTTTATTATTTTTAACTATGAATTTATTCCCATCAAAACATAATGTTAACCTATTATTATCTTCAGAATCTAAAACTTCTAATAATGTAAAAATACTATCCACAAAATCTGTTCTAGGAACAACAATAGTTTCCTTACATTCAAAAAGCTTAGTATAATCAGGATAGGTGCTATCAATAATTAATTGTCCAGCTATATACATATTATCAGACTTTACGTACACAATACTACCTTCAATATTAATAAACACTTGACTATCATTTTCTAACAAAAGATATAACACATTAGATAAATCATACCTAAAAAGTTTAGATAATTTAGATATTTCAATATCAGTACTTACAATACTTTCCACAAGTTTTACACCATTAGTGCCTGCAAAAGTAACTTTACCATCATCTATAGTAATACTTATACCTTTAAGAGCAGATCTAACTTCATTCGGATCCACACAATGAAAAACTTTTTCTATTCCCTGCTTAAGAATATTACTATTAACTATAAACTGAGGTTCACCAAAAGGTTTAATTGGTCTTTCTTCATAATTATATAAATCAAATACAAGTTTCCTATTAGCAAATCTACCATCCCTAAATAAAGTCTTAGCTTTAATCGTACCTTCACTGTCATTGGAAATAAAATGAAAAAAGTCAGTACCATATCCTTCACTTAAAGGCAAAAATTTTGATATATATCCCTTTATATCTATTAATTTACATAACAGTTTTCCACTCTCTATAATTTCAAAATCATTAGCAGAAATAATAACATGTACAAATCCAGACGATCCTTTAAATTTTAACTCATTATTAGCAGCTTCAATATAAATCATACTAGAAATATCATCAGCATTCATTTTTATTACATTAGATAATTTTGAAACTATGATCTGTAATTCTTTAACCGGTATTTTAAATTCCATCCCTCTCCTCCTTACATTTACTGTCCTTTTTACCTAATTCATAAGATTCTAAAATTGCATCTCCTACCCATGATAGATCTCTATAAAACATTACATCTTCAGGCTCCATTTCATCACTATGACGTCTAATTTCTTTTCCATTATGTAATACTACTAAATAACTACAATAATATTCATCGTCATGAACTATTTTTACCTCTAACATTGCTTACTCCTTTAATCGTGTAATAAATTTCTACATTGTCTATTAAAATCATCTATAGCATTTTGTATATCTATCTGTACATTGTTATATTCATCTCTATCCATATCCATAGCATCGCCGTTTGGCGGTACCTCACCAACAAATTTTTGGTTGTCTAAACAATTCAATAGATGCTCAAAACTATTTTCTGAAATAACTACATTGCCTTTTCCATCTTTTTTTGCCTCTAATTTTACCATTATTTTTTACTCCTTTATTTTTTACAAATTACTAATTTTCTTTTCTTTGCTATAATTTTAACCATCCCCAATTTTTTCCTCTATTTATTTCACTTATAGCTGATCTAGACACACAAAATTTTCTTGATATTTTACTCTGAGATACCCCGTTTGCCAACATTTGTTTTATTTCTAAAACTTTTCCTTTAGAAAGCTTACTCAAACTATGCCGTTCACCCCTATTATCCGTTAGATGTATAAATCTATCTGCCTGATTTTCTTTAGGAGTTCCCCATTTTAAATTAGATAATCTGCAATTCAATTTATCACCATCTAAATGCCTAGCTTCCATATCTTTAGGTCTTTCAGAAATAAAATTAGTAAGTACCAAAAAATGCACTGGAAACTGTATAGCCTCACCATTTTTACTCAATGCCACAAAAGGATATCCATTAGTAGGACAAACCCAGCCACCAACAATCCTCGGCTCAATCGGTATTTTAGCATTTCTATTTCTAGGATTCCAACATCTAACCCTTCCCACATCAGAAACTTCGTATCCAGGCCAATTTTTTATTTCTTTCCAAATTTCTATCATTTCTTACCTATCACTTTTTTAGCTATATCCAAACAATGATCATACAAATGAAGACCTTTTCCAGAATAAATAATTTCCCCATCTTCTACACCTACCTCATCAGATATATATTCCTTAAGTACTTGTATAGATGCAATATTTACTGGGTAACCGCCCCACAAATCATTGCTTCTAAAATAAATAACAACGTGTAATTTATTATTAGAAATCCTAAAATCTAAAATCTTTAAACATTGCGGGTCTTCTAATTTAATAGAATTAACATTCCCAATAGTCATGCAAGCTTGGTTGGTATTTGGACCTCCTTCCTTAAACATTTTTATAACTTCTTTCATTTGAGGCTCCACGTCAATTCCATAAGTATAAAATTCATTAGGTTTTTTAGCTGATGTCATTAAATAAGAAAGATATTCTTCAAGATATTCGTTTGAGGCAGGGTTTGGGATACCAGAAGAAATTGGGCATTCCGGTAATAAAGGACGAACACTGGGGTATTTAATATGAATAGTTATATGGTCAAACTCCAACCTGCTTTGACCAGCATAACTACCTCTATCTATTTTATATTTTCTACCAACTTTAAAAATTTTATTTAAACATAAAAACCAACTATCACTAATTGTAGTTGCCTTAATAAACTCTAAATTCATACATTTCTCCCATCATCTTTACTTAAATATAGTTATAGAATATTTTTGTAGTTTTGCTAAATAAAAAATTAAAAAATATATAAATAAATCACAATTTAATATTAATTTCGTCTTTATGACTTTATTATAGAATAAAATCTAAATTTTGCTAGATAAAAAATACACCTACTTAATTTTTTTTTCAAAAACTTTAAACCCCATTGATTAATGCACCTAAATCTTTTGTTTGAGTACCAATATACCCTCTAAGACGTCCTATAATAGAAGAATGTATATGTTTCTGCCAAGTATATTTCACATCTGGAATCAAAATAGCTCCTAAATTCAAATGTGGTGGCAAACCACCATTTATATACGCCTCTAAATCAGACTGTCTATATGTAGAAACTCTATCTATCAAATCTCTAATAGCTTCATCTATATTATTATAATCAGACATTTTAAAAATATACTTATATCTAACACTCCTACGTTCTATAAAATTATCACTATCTTCTAAATAGGATTTAGCCCAAATAGTCCAATGCCTATTTCTATCAATCCTATAGACCTTATTTTCCCCACCAACATAAAAATAATGAAAATTATCATCACTATTAGTTTCAAACATCAATTCAACAAATCTCTGCCATTGATATTCAAATCTACTTAAATTAATAACAGCCTCATGGGTTTTGGGACTAACCCATGCAGGCAACTCTGTATAGTTATAATCAAAAACTGGAGTTAACTCAGCCCCTAAATCATAAGAAGTTAAAACACCAGTAATACTAGCAGATAAATTTCTATAATAATAACTACCGAATAACACAGGTAATGTATTAAAAACAATATATCTATCTATAGAACTAAATTTTACTTTTAATAACGTATAATCAGTAATACCTGATTCTGCTATAAATTTAACACTAAGTGTATCTTCAACATTATAAATAGATGTATTTATATAAAACTTAAAATCTATTATATTACTAGATACAGGGTCAGCTCCAAAAACAATGCCTTTTAAATCAAGTTTATAGATACACTTCAAATACGAAGATAAATCTGTATATTCCGAATAAAAACACATGAAATTAACCAATGCTTTTAAATCTTTATGTTCAAGTAAAGCAATATTAATAGCTTTCTTAAAATGTATTACTTTTGGTATAATAGTAGCACTCAAATCCACAGATTTACCAATAGAATTTATAAAAGCAGATAAATTATAATAAGTAACAGCATTTATCATAGCTTGCAAATTACTAGTAGCATAGCTTTCAGACAAAGCAATTAAATCAACAGGAACTTGTAATCCTTTAAATGATTTTATATAAGCAGACAGATCTTTTGGTGGAATCGCATAAATAGACGCTCTTATGTCACCAGGACCATAACTTCCCAACACACTGGCTGGTAAATTTGACTCAACTTCTAACTCTTTATAAACATCCACAAATGCAGATAAATCAGATGTACAAAAAGGAGTTAAATAAGCTGATAAATCTTGTGTAGATGTACTAAAACTATGTACATAACTATACAAATCCTTATAATCAATTATATTTAACGAAGCATCTAAATCAAAAAAAGTCGCAGAACTGCTAGAACTAGAACTAGATTTAGAACTACTAGAACTAGATTTACTAGAACTTGATGATTCTGAACTACTAGAACTAGACTCGCTAGAACTAGAGCTAGAACTAGATTCACTAGAACTTGAACTTGATTCACTAGAACTAGAACTAGATTCAGAACTAGAACTCGAACTAGAACTAGATTCGCTTGAACTACTTGAACTTGACATACTTGAGCTAGAACTAGAACTGGATTCACTAGAACTTGAACTAGAACTAGATTCACTAGAACTTGAACTAGAACTTGATTCTGAGCTAGAGCTACTAGAACTAGATTCACTAGAACTAGATGACGAGCTGGACTCTGAACTAGAACTACTAGAACTAGATTCACTAGAACTTGAGGATGAACTTGATTCACTAGAACTAGAACTAGATTTACTAGATGAAGAACTAGATTCACTACTTGAACTAGATTCACTAGAACTACTTGAGCTAGATTCACTTGAACTAGACGAAGAACTAGATTCACTTGAACTGGAGCTAGATTCTGAACTAGAACTGGTAGAACTAGACTCACTAGAACTTGATGATTCACTAGAACTACTAGATGAACTCGATTCAACTTGTGGACCAAAAGCTGAAATATTAAGTAAAAAAGGTCTATATGTACACCATACTCTCCAATATCTGTGTGTTGCCAAATTAAAATTAACAGTAATTTGGTAACTACAGGGTCCTGAAGTAGAACTAAAAATTTGACTAGTAGCGCTAGTCCAGGTACTATTATCATCTGAATACCTTACATTTGGCCCTGAGGCAATATAAGCAGCGGCACTACCACTGCTGAGATCTAGTACAAGACGGCTTATTCCTTTAGCACTGCCAAGGTCAATTCCAATCATATACTGATATCCAGTTATACAATCAACATTATCACAATCCCCATCAGTCATTTCTAAACACTGAGTTAAGGCAAAAGGGGTTTTATCAGTGGACTCAACTGGAACATCACACAAACCATCACCAGAAAATTCAACAATCTCTGCGGACGAACTTGAACTAGATTCACTAGACGAAGAACTAGATTCTGAACTACTTGAACTAGAGCTAGATTCACTACTACTCGAACTAGATTCAGAACTATAACTTGAGCTAGAACTGGATTCACTTGAACTGCTAGAACTAGACTCCGAACTACTTGAGCTAGAACTAGACTCGCTAGAACTTGATGATTCTGAACTAGAACTTGAGGAACTAGACTCACTAGAACTGCTTGAACTAGATTCACTTGAACTGGAACTAGATTCTGAACTATAACTGCTCGAACTACTAACACTAACAGTTCCAAATATTTCTAACTCATAAACAGATTGAACGCCAGTAGAACTGCCATAAGTTCCCCATACTTTCCACCATCTAGCACTTACTTCTGTAAAATTCCACTGATTAAGGGATTTTCCACCAACTCCTTCACCAGAAGAATTATATTTATCAACACTTAAATTACTGACCTCAGTCCAACCAGAAGATTCATTAGTAGAATTATAAAAAACCTTAAAATTAGACCATGAATCAGAATCCGTAGAAGTTTCAATTCTAGAAACAAGCTTTGCAGAACCTAAATCTCCACCAATACTTGCTGCAGTACGTCCAGGACCTAAATTAGTATAACCACTAGTACCACCATCTATAAGATGAGATGCTGAAACATCTAAATTAGATTGACCGTCAGAATCACTAGAAGTATAATATGCCGCATTAATTGTTAATTTACTTGGTTCAGCTGCAGAACTAGAACTAGATTCACTACTACTAGAACTAGATTCACTAGAACTTGATGAACTTATACCTGCTTCAGAACTTGATGAACTAGACTCTGAGGAAGAACTACTTGAAGACTCTTCCTCTCCAGATATCTCCAATTCATAAGTAGATTGAACACCAGATCCATCTGTAGCAAGAACTTTCCACCATCTTGCACTAGCGGCTGTAAAATTCCATTGATTTAAATACTTACCACCAACTCCTTGACCAGACCCTTCATAAACATCAACACTTAAATTACTGACCTCAGTCCAACCAGAAGATCCATTAGTAGAATTATAAAAAATTTTAAAACCAGACCAACTCTCAGAATCAGTCGAGGTTTCAATTCTAGAAACAGACTTCGCAGAGCCTAAATCACCACCTATAGCTTGATTATAACCAGGACCTAAATTAGTATAACCACTAGTACCACCATCTATCAAATGAGAAGCATCATTTGCTAGTGCTGTTTGACCGTCAGAATCACTAGAAGTATAATATGCTGCACTTATTGTAAATTTAGTCATTAGTATTTATAATAATACCACTCCTATTTAATTAACTATTAATTCCCCACCAAGTTTTTCTAAACCCTTTAATATAATTCCCTTAAATCTTACTTTTTACTAAAATATAAATTCAATTATTTTTTTCTTGCACTTTTCACTATTAGTCTCCCACCCTCTATCCCAAATAGTTAACAAATCAATGTTTTTCGATTCACAAAGTTGTTGTTTAAGTAAATCTCTAGTTTTATCCTGATGCCAGTATTCACCGTTATACTCTACAGCTTTATTAAGATATGGCATAAAAATATCTAGTTCAAATCCATAGCCAGTTTCTGGATTGAATATCTGGCTCCTATCATTAGATGAAACTTCAATTCCTAAGGATTTGATGAAATTTCTTACCTCTATTTCTCCCTTTGAAATATTACCAGCACAATACGGACATCTTTTTCCACGCTGCCAATTATTCCAACTAGTATTATGTTTATGCCACTTTGAACAAATATAACTTAATTTTCGATGAGCATTTTTATATTCAGTAGTTAAAAGTCTATAACCTTCCTTAGCAAATTCCGACTTAATAAATTCTATAGTTGGCTTACCCTGACCAGCACAATAAGGGCACCTATTTCCATTTTTCCAGTCATTCCAACAAATACTATGCTTGTGCCCATTTAAACAAATATAATCTAATTTTTGATAACAATTTTTATATTCAACAGTTAAAAGTTTATAATTTTCTTTTTCAAACTGTTTCTTAATAAATTCTATAGTAGGCACGTTATGCTTACAATAATAACATCGTTGTCCTTGTTGCCAATTTGCCCAACAAATACTATGTTTATGACCTTTGGGGCAAATATAATCTAATTTGGATTTTGTATTAATATATTTATCTGTTAAAAGAATATATCCTTCCTTAGCAAACTCCGATCTAATAAATTCAATGGTCGGTTTACCTTGGCCATCACAATAAGGACATCTATGTCCTTGTTGCCAACTAGTCCGCCTAACACTATGTCTATGTCCTTTTGGGCAAATATAATCTAACTTTTGCTTACTATTTACATATTCCTTGGTAAGAAGTTGATATCCTTCTTTTTCAAAAGCTTCTCTAACATCATTTATTGTGTATCTTTTTCTTTTCATACTTCACATCCCCACCAAGCTTTAAGGCAAGCAGAATAATCTTGAATCGACGCATCATGAGGTATAACAGTTTTTATATAAATATTTTTACTTGATTGTTTGGCAATATCTTGAACCTTGATAGATCTTGGAACAATTATTTTATCCAAAGAAGGACTACTATAACTTTCACATCTCAAAGTTGTTTCAGTTTGGTGATATCTAACTTTTGGTAAAAAATATCCATCTTTTCTAACTTCTTTCCATTCAAGAGATCCACCTGTTCCCCAAATAGGATCATAACTAACTGGAATTAAGTTGGCAGTATCTTGAAATTCGACAAAATCTTCATGTCTAAAAGAAAATAATGCTGGACAAGCTGTATTAGTTATACCGGGTATTGTAAAAGTCCTAGTAATATTTCCATTATTATTTATATATTTTACCCAATCATTATCGCTAGGCCATACAACACACCCATTATACCCACCTTTAATTCTGGAAACATTACCAACAGAAACATCTACATCTTCAGTACCATTACTGTCAACATGATAAACATGGTCACTACTAATATACCAAAAACCATCCACCATATCACTACACATACGAGTAGCTGTTCTCCCAATATCTACTGTTTGCAACAAGGTACCAGTAGAACTATACTTATATGCCTTTTCATCAGTATTATCAGTAATCCAACAACCATTATCTGTAGTACCACAAATAGCTCTAGGTTCATTTGATGGTAATTGATGCAAAACATTACCATCTGTATCTAAATGAACTATTAAATCATTTAACTTATCAGTATACCATACACCAGTACCACCCATCTCAACAGCCAAATCGTAAAGAAAATCAGTACCATCATTATATGAATACAAACTACTATCATTTGAAGCATCTCTATGAAATAAGGTTTTAGCAGATACTGCATAACACCAAATATTACCAAACTTATCTATTTCAACATTAGTAATAACAGATTCGTTATAATAAAAGCCTCCTCCTATATCATATATTAAAGTACCATTATAATCATATACATAAAATCCAGCACCCTTATTGTTCCAGTTATAATAATAAGTATAAGCAAAATAAATATAACCAGTTCTTTTATCAACTGCTATAAATAAAGGTGTCCAATAATTACTGCCCACACTAACCAAATCACTAAAATCACCATTGTATATAACAGCATTTTTTATATACACATCACTACTAGATGTTTCTATTCCCCAATAAACTTCATCAATAGTTAAAGGAGTAGTATTACTACTTCTCACTCTAATAGTACCATTATATACATTCTCATTATAGCTTATACTATTACTACCACTTTCAGTAGTACCATCAGTTATAAAATAACTTACGCTATCAACATCTTCAAAATAAAAAATTGGAGATGTATAAATACCAACACTACTAAATACAACCCCATAGGAAATTAAATATTCACTATAATCATCAATTTGTGCAAAATATACACTATTACCACTATCAGAAGGATTAATAGCTAATATATAACAACTTGGCCCATTTTGATTTACAGTTTCATGTTTGTATCCCAAATAAATTTTTTCGACCTCAGCTGTGGATAGATTGTACGAATAAAAATAAGACTCCCAGTTTTCGTCACAACTTAAATACAAATAATTATTACAATATGATATTGAATAAAATATATTTGACTCGTATCCTGTTAATTCATCAACATCTATATATTGATTATTCCACACATTAGAATCCACAACATATTTTTGTATATAATTATTAGTGGCATGTCCCTCAGAACCTTGTGCCAAATAAATATAATCTCTGTCTTTATCATAAGTCATACAAGTTCTATTTGGATAATAACTTCCACTTCCACTTTCATATGGATATTGACGGTATGATCCACTCAAAGTAGTCCATGTACCAGATATAGTATCAAACCTTTTGAAATTTCTATCATTAAAATCTTCCCCATATTCAGAAGTTAAAGCATATATATATTTTACGCCATCACTACACATAGAAACTCTGTCACTTGAATCTAAACTAAAGCTCCAATTTGGATTAACACACGTAGTCCAATTATCTTGAATACCATCTAAGTCATAATAACCGAACGTGCCATCAAATTTAGTCATTACATATATCCTATTAGTACCAGATACAGAACAATAAGACATTACTGGAAAATTAGCGTCACTATCACTGCCAACACTATCTATCTCTCCTATATAGTCCCACTCATCATCACTATAATTATATTCCCATAATTTTAACGTTGAAGAATCCCTACCAATAACATACATTTTTTTATTAACACTATCATAATCCCATGTGTTACTTCCTGTACCAAATGCATTGGAATTATCTATTAAAGGCAACTCATCCAACATTTTTATAACTAAACCATCCGCAATTGAGCTTATAACAACACTGTCACCAGAAACCTCCATATTACTATACTCACCCATATCCCACATATAAGTTGATGATTCATTATTATCCTCAACTAATATACCATCTTCAATACCATAATAAGTACCATTTTCACTCGATGATATTTTCACATAATTATCAGCCTCATCATCTGTCCAATCCACACACACATAAGCATTTGCAGGCATAGCGTTTGTAGAATTATTATAAATTGATACAGTTGTAGCATCGCCTGTTTCACCAACAGGGCAATCATCCAGATATTTAGCATATTCACTACCGTCTTCCCCATAAGCCACTATAGTATCATTGTTAATTATCATGTATTCATATATTTGTATACTAATACCTGAAATAGTAGTTAAAATAAACCTAGGAGCTTGTGGACTTGGTAATGTGGGATAATAGTAATCACCCACACTTTTAGAACACAAAGTATAATTATCACTATCATAGTTTTTATAATAAAAATTAATGTTGGATGATTTAGTTAAATCACTAGCATAAAGTCTTACTGAATCTAATTTAACCCGATTGGACATATCAGCTTCCAAATACAAAACATCATCAGATGTTAAAGTAACTCCTCCTGAAGTAGTTGTCCCATCCATTAAACTTTCTAATTGAAGCCAGCTTAAATTCCTATTGCCAGTGCCACTTACTAAAAGTGGTTGGAGACTTCCATTTCGAATCAAATTGTATTTTGCCATTTATTAAACCCCTTTTTATTTCATTATTCAATTAAATATAAATTCTGTTATTTTATCTTTACATTTATCATTATCATTTAACCATTCCTTATCCCAAATAGTTAATAAATCTATTCCTTTTGCTCTACAAAGCTGCTGTTTGAGTAAGTCCCTACCCTCATCTTTATGCCAATAAGTCCCATTATATTCCACAGCTTTATCAAAATCTAACATGAAAATATCTAATTCAAACCCATTCCCAGTATATGGATTAAATATTTGTTTCCTATCGTTTGGTGAAATTTTAATGCCCAAAGATTCAATAAAATTTCTTACTTCTACCTCTTCATTAGAAATTCTCCCAATACAATATGGGCATCTTTGCCCTCGTTTCCATCTATTCCAACTAATATTATGCTTGTGCCCTCTAGGACAAATATAATCTAATTTCTGCTGACTATTTACATACTCAGTAATTAAAAGAATATAACCCTCTTTAGCAAACTCAGATTTAATAAATTCTATAGGCGGTTTTATATTACCAAAACAATAATAACAGCGTCGGCCCTGTTGCCAATCATGCCATGAAATATCATGTTTATGCCCATTAGGACAGATATAATCTAACTTTTGCCTACTATTCACATATTCCTTAGTTAATAATTCATAACCCTCTTTTTTAAATTCCGACCTGATAAATTCAGTAATCGGCTTAGCCTTTCCAACACAATATGGGCATCTACATTTCTGAAACCACCAAGAAGACCATGTAATATTATGCTTATGACCCTCTGGACAAATGTAAACTAATTTTTGTCTGCTATTTATATATCTATCTGTTAAAAGTTGATATCCTTCTTTTTCAAATTCAGATTTAATAAATTCTATAGAAGGCTTACCGAGTCCAACACAAAAAGGGCATCTATGTCCTCGCTGCCAACTATTCCAAATAATACTATGCCTGTGTCCTTGAGGGCAAACATATTCCAATTTTGTATGAGCATTAATGTATTCTTTGCTTAATAACTTATACTTTTCTTTCTCAAATTGTTCTTTTACAAATTCATATGTAATCTTTTTAACCATAATATCCACTCTTTACACACTAACTAACCAATCAACAATAACTGTACCCGTCTTAATATTAGTTTGTTTAAAAGTATTATCTTTATTAGACCTAATATAAATTGTGCGACTTTTATTTGGAGAAACCTGTTGAAACACTAATGGTAAATTTTCAGAATTTATACCATAAAAATCAATATTATTATCAGATATCTCCACAAAATCATTCGGTAAATAAACAACATCTTTATCAACACTTTGGTTATTTATATCAAAAGATGTTTTTGGATAATTATATATCTTTAAATTTTCAAAAATCCCAGACCCCCAAAAATCCCTATTACCAGCCATTTCAGTGTTTATACCACCAAGTCTAAAATTAACATTATTAGAACTATCTACATCCCAAGTGATGCTAGAATTAACTATCAACTCATTATTAATATAAAATCTTATAGTACTTCTATCGTCCATATAACTACCACTATTATCCCAAACTAAAGCAATATGAACTACAGATCCAATATCTAAAAAACTAGAAGTAGACAAATTATCTACATCTATATTTAATAAATTTAAATTTTTTCTAATCTGACCAACTACTGGTTCAAACCAATTACCACTTTTTACATTTAAAGCTATTATATTATTATTATTATTAGTAAGAGTAAATAAAGTTCTAGATTTCATTTTACCAAAAATATCTCTACCATAAGAATCATAATATAATTTCAGATAAAACTCTATAGACCCTTTTCTTAAACTTAAATTAGAAATTGGCGTTTCTAAAAAATCGTCATTAGTCAAGCATAATCCATTTTCAAATTTTACAAAATCTAAAAATTTATTTCTTTCTATTTTTAAACTATCGATATTCATAATAAATGATTGACCTTTGCCTCTATATCTAATTTTAAAAGAAGTAAAACTTTTACCGTTTGTACGAAAATCTAACTTTTCGTCTAAAAAACTATACATACTATATAAATCAGTAGAAGGACTAACAATATCATATTCATTAAACTTTAATCTAATATAATTCCAATTAGATGTTAAAGATAAACTATTAATATACCATTTATAATAAATAGGTTCTTCACCATTTATAATACCAAAAGATACATCTCCAAAAACCACATCTAATTTACTCACATCACTAATATACCACCAAAAAGATAATGCATCCTCAGGCGAATAATAAATATCCTCGCCAAAATCATCACCTTCTATAAAAGAAACAATATCAGTACCAGATGATGTTGGATAACTAATTTTCAGTGAACGAGACCCAACTTGTACATTAAACCCATCATTATCTAAACTACTTAAAGTTGATGACCACCACCAACTATACTCTGAAGGATTATATTTAGTATCGCCAAAAACCTTAAATAATGACAAATAATCCTTACCATATTTATCCGAATCATCATCATAAGAATAATTTTCAGCAGTATCTCTCTTTACAGATACCCATTTAACATAACCACTAGATCTATATATATACGGATCTTTCGTCCCCCACCTATACTCAGGACTTATATGCTGAACACCTTTTATATCATAAAAACCACTTTCAGAAATATCTATAATACTTTTTTGACCTGACCATCCATCATACAAAACATCAGCAAAACTATCTATAACATTGTTACCCTCTAACCTCAAACTTATTTCTTCATTATAAACAGCTTTATAAGCACTCCACTCAATATTATACCTACCCTCTTCAAAATAAACATTTGTATCAAACAAATATTCAGTAGATCCTCTTACATCACCTGAATTATCATCGCTTACGTAGGATGTTACATATTCACCACCTTCAGTAAAAGAAACCTTTTCTGGATCACTCCAAATATTATCGGAATACTTAAAAAAATCTTCATTGTTATCCCAATCAGTATCAGAATCAGTAATGTCCTTATTAATTAATTCATGATCAATAATATTAAACTGGTCCTTCAAGTTCATACACACAACAGGCCATGTTTCACTATCTACATACCCCTCATCTACATAAGTATAAATCTCCACTTCTCTTAAAAAACTACCTTTAAATTCTTCATATCTTTGGGTAGATTCGTTATAAACTAAATATCTACTAGAATCATAATCAGTAATTGTCAATCTTACAATCTGAGCATCAACAGGATCAAATTGATGTGTTACTTCATACTCATCATTACTAGTTACACTTAGCACTTCCTCAAAAATACCAGAAACAGTTGTTAATACACTGAGTGTATAATCTTTATTTATATATGTAGTATCTTTAGGATTATGTCCATGGTATAATTTTATTTTATTAATTGTATAAATATCATCAAAATCTATCTCTAAATATGGATCAATACCATCAACTTTTTGAAATCCCCAACTATCTTCAGTTTTATAACTATCATAAATACCATCTACAGCATTATCTGGATAATAATTTCTAAACCAATAATTAGTACCAGTAACAGTGGCACCATAAGCAATATTTATCGGAGCTGGGTATGATGACAAAATAGTACCTAAAGATTCCCATTCACAGTTATATCCACCGCCAATACAATAAGCTTGAGAAATATCTGAATAAATACCCAACTTTCTCAAACATTTAGTATTACTTTCCTCACATAAAATCTTGATCCTCAACCACCTAACATCCTCATTAGTACTATTATTCCATATAACATCATCTACATTAGATGTCATACTATTAGAAAAATCAGTAACAACATTAGTACTTATAAATAATTTATTAGTATCATCACCATAATTTCTAATTATATCTAAATTATGCCTTCTTTCCAAATCTATAACAAAATATTTATAATAATCATAAATGTTTAATGACAGATTGTTTGGACTATCTAAAACACTGCCATACATTTCCATTTCCTTAACAACAAAATAATATGGCGAATGTGAATCTCCTCTAACTCTAATTGCCTTATATCCAGTACTATTACTAAATGTAATATCATTCCAACCCATAGATCCAGTACCATTAGCTAATGTAGTCCAAGATCTAGAATCCCAATCAGCATTAGCATCAGTAGTACCTTCCACAATATAATTTTTTAAGTAATGACCAGTAGCACTATACTGTTTAAATCTAACTCTTTGAATTACTACTTCCTCACCAAAATCGTACCCTAACCATTTTTCGGGATCTAAAGCATCTCCTGCTTTTGAATGATAATAATCACTTTCATCATTATTAAAAGCCTTTCTGCAGCCAAAATAATCACAATCATCATCATAACAATCTTTAGAATCACATGTACCATCAATCTCAGTAGCATCACTAGTAGAACCTATATCTCTAGCCCACAAACCATAAGTAATATTATCAACACTCAAAAAAATAGATGGTAAAGTAAGATCACCAGTAGCATATAATATAATAGTATCCAAAGGTTCATTACTTTCTAACTCTATAAAAAAAGGCGATTCATATGTCATTGTACCAGATAATGTACTAATTATATTCACAGAGTTTCCATTATAAAAAGCATCAACATTTGAAATAACATAATCTTCTGGATAATATCCGCTTACTTTCCAATATTTACTAGAAACTGCGTCAAAAACTATATCTTTTCTATGCCCAGCTTCAGAATTACAATAATCTACAGAAGTACCACTACTCAATGTACCATAATAATACCAACTATATTCATTTTCAAATACATAAGATTCTTTACCATCAACTAAATTTTTTAAACCGTAGCACGGAATATTAATGGCACATTGACAATTATCATTTCGTATATCATAATCATCATTTTTGTGTAATATACACCCAGGGCCTATTTCAGGATTATCAATCTCATCTTGAGATCCTAGCTTACTCCAAAATATAATACCATCTGTATCAGATATTTCTTTTGGTATATCAACAGTTAAATCCAATGGTATATCATAAATATTTTCTATACCAATAGACATGGCTTTATTTACTTTATTTATCCCAGATTCACTAAGTAATATTGTATCTTCACAACTCTCTAATTTTAATTGGTCACCGACTAAAAATTCAATTTCGTTAACACTAAATTCATTTGCAGATTCTATTTCTATAGAAACATACCTTGGAGAACCTCCTATAAAAGCAGAGACTTTATTAGATGATTCCTCAACAAAACTAGCTGTTTTCCAAATATCATCATAATCCGAAAAAGATAAACTAATATTATCTAAAAGAGACGGATCAGTTTCTATTTTACTATAAACCTCTAACTCCATTATTTTTGTACTATAATGATGATCAGTATATATCCTAAAACCATAACACTCTACTGGATCGAAATTATGTTCTAGTATAACCCAATCAGCCCATAAAGCTGCTTGGTATTCCCGCCAATTTGAAGCTGCACCATTAGCATATATAATTCTTTGATTAGTTGGATTTTTAAATATATAATCTCTAATTTCCCCACTATTTTCATAAGTATATAAAGACCCATCTAAACCAATTGAATTATAACTTGGTATCAATTTGAAGGATGTGGTATCAGCATCACCAGTAAAATTATAGGGCCCTAAATAATAAGATAAAGCTACACTTCTAAAATTATCCCTCTCTTTAAAATACATTATACTTTTGTGAATACTAGTTCTAAACCCGTGAGGAAAAATTAATGTAAATGCTATAGGGTCATAAGTAAAACCACCCACCCTTTCAGTTCTTATACCTAAAGCAGACCCAGGAACGTAAGGCCAACAATATTCAGTCTTACCAGTACATTCATCTGAATATAACCATTCAGCATCACCATTTACATAAAAATATGAATGGTCTCCGGATGTCCATAATCCATTAGAATCATTACCATAAGTATCTCCAGCTTGACCGTTATCAGCAGTAACTATACAATCATCCAAACAATCTTCGCCATAAGCTATATTTTGGTGAACATCAGTCCAAGGATCACCGTTTAACCAATTAGTGCCACTATGATAATGAGATTCACTAAATAAATCCACCTGCCAACTAACATCTAAACAAGAAGCTATATTAAATTCTAAATATTCAGCGTTTTCCTCACCATACAAATTAACTTCCTCTATATTAATCCTATTACCAAAATCTATATCTAATAATAAATTATTTTGATATCTATCTCCTCTAGCATATATAGCAAATCCAGCCACACCAAACGAATACACTTTACCAGGATCAAATGTACCACTAACTTCACCACTAACATGGTAAAAACTAGCATCTGGATATCCTCTTAGTGTCAAACCAACATATAAATCAGCATTATAAATACCAATTAAATCGCCTTTATTAACCAAAACACTACAATCTAACCTATAATTAATCGGAAGATAAGTATATAATTTACTGTCATCTTCTAATGGTAAATCCAAACTACAAACAACTTCCAAAGTACCGTCCTTCTTAGGCCTACATATTTTAACTTTAGACAAAGTAGATATTCTACCATACAAATAAATAGCTTTAATTCTACCATTATTATTAATAGGATGTGATAAGTCTATTAAAGTTTTATTATTATTACCAAGAGATTCATAGTAATCAACACCACCTATTTCTGAAATTAATTTAGAAACTCCAATTTCATTAAAATCCTTTCTACCACCCTCAACATTATATTGATTAGGGTTATGTATATAAGCTACATTTTCTTTATCACCATCTATTAATTTATTAATTTCAAATGATTGTAGTAATCTAGACGAAGTATAATCAAATTTATCAGCTGGATCTAGCCCACTAGTATGATTAGATACATTAATACCATTATCATAAAATCCCAAAGCCTCAGATGCTGTTGAATATTTAACTTCTACATAACTATCTGATCCAATACTACCAGATTTTATTTTCAGTTTATTAGTTTCTAGGTATTCTACATCAACAAACGCATACCCACCAATTCCTACAGTAGATACTTTATCTCCTATAATCCTAGCCATTTCTATACCAGTAACATTTACATTATTTCCTAATGAAAACTCTTCATCACCATACCCATCTATATTAATTATAAGATTATCACTAACTCCAGATACAGTAGTATAAGAAGATTTATCTATACCAGCTTCACAACTTCCTCTACTCCCAGCTCCAGCACATGGATGATTATACTGAGTATAATATGAGCATTGTGTATTTGAACATGACCAATTATTTAAAGAAGATACTTTAATAAATTTAATAGCAAACTCATCCCCTTCCCATCCATCAATAAAAGGATAAATTCTTAAATTATTAACATCTCCCTGCCATAACTGCTCAGGTCCCATGTTTATTGTATACAAACGCCATTTATCGTCAGCTATTATATCAAAATCTAATTGTTTGTCTTCATCCCAAGTAGAATCGGTAATCGTTATCCATCTTATCCTACCAGTAGTAAGCCCCTGAACAACTTTACCACTATTATTATTAGTAACTTTCATCATAAGTTTAATATAATAATAACTTTCAGCTTCAACATATTCAAAAACATTGGACCTACTTATATAACAATCTCTATCGTAACTAGTACCAAAAAGCACACTACCCCAACAACCATATAAATAAATATTATTATAGACATCCCACCCGTCTACATTTCCATTTATATGGAAATCAGAAGCATACCCATCTAAACTATCATATTTACATAAAAATGAGTTTTGTATATGTCTGGCATCTCTTAAAAAATTATATGACATTTATTTCCTTCCTCTATTACATAATAGGCGGCGCTGGGGGTAATTGACAATCTTGACGATCAAACAAAGCGTATTGAATTGCTAATGACCTAACATTGTTTTGATATTCATCAGTCTTATTCATAAGATTTGACAAATATTTCAATGGATGAACAAGAAAAGATCCAGTACCTCTATAATAAGCTATAAGAGCGTCCATACTATCCCACAACATGTTATCTGGCTCTGCAGCTCTTCTATAAACATACTCAAAAACATCATATCTATAAAAATGTGAAAATAAACCGCCGCACAGCGTTGCTTTACCAATATTACTAAAATCCCAATCAAAACGATGGCCATCAGCATTAAATTTTGCTCTTGGTATAACAGGAGATAGCTTCATTAACGCTGTATTTACAAAAGCACAAGACCATGGCTGAAATGTCGATCCAGATAAATCTAAATATGTTTGTAACCCTGGCGGACAAACAGCTGTCATTTGAAAACTAACAGCACCACTATCTACCACAGCATCGTATATTTTCTTCTGCTCAGCTTCCCATGTATATAAATCACTACCTGGCAAAGGTTCCTTATCAGCATGGCACGAATTCATTATTCTACCTCTACATTTGTTCATAGTTTTACAAGAATTATTACTATTAGGCATACCGGCAACACCACCTATTGAATCATATTGATACACTGTAGACCTATCTTTATTAAGAAGATAAAGCAAAGATCCAGTACTATCATACCCATGTGGTGGAAAATCCCCATGTTTACCGTATGAAATATGATATTTACGTTCCCAAGTGGTTATATTCTCAGTAGCCTCTATAAAATTTACATGGTATAAATAAATACAATTTACTTTCACTTTATTGTAAGCAGAAATATAATATTTATCTAATCCATATTCAGTTATTTCACCATCTGTAGGAGCTATTCTAAACTTAATTTTAACATTTACATTTGTATCGTGACCATCCCTTCTTTTCCCAGCTTCACTTTCCTTAGAATTAAGTATATCTTCAGGACTTAAATTAAAATCATAAACACAACTTTTAGTAGTAATACCTTCTTTATTATCTGATAAATACATATCATCACATTGATATTTTACCACATTATCAATATATATTTCCACAGCTGGTAAATGATATAATTCACCAAACCATGCTCCTTTTGGAGCTTCTTCTTCAGAGTCCACAGCTCCAAATTCAAATTCACATTTTAATTTACTTATTATACCTACATCACTACCTTCTTCTTTAGTAACATTAAATTCAATTTCTATTTCATTATGATCACCGCAATAATACATAACATAAAAACAATTTGGTAATGAATACCATTCATCAACTTCAACTTCTTCCCCAGCCTCATCTGGTATAACACTAAATTTAACTTCATAATTCTCCGAAGAAAGTAATTCAGTATTCAATGGTAAATAAACCAATTTACTTGGCACAAGTGCAACATCTAAACCTCTTTGATAATACTCTTTAACTTCTTCACCAATACTATCATAAGTTAAAATCATCCTACCATCACTTTCGGCGTCTTCCTCCGAAGAACTGGTGTATCCGGTACCAAAAAGTGTAACAGTCTCTACCCATGGGCTATTAGTACAAGTAGTGTATAAATCATAATATTCGTGCGAATCATCAGGATCCCACTCACCATTAATATCAAACAACCTAGATGGACCACTATCTAACTGAATTTCAAAAAACACATTAATATCACCATCATCATTAGCCGAAAAATCTGGTGGTATTAATTTAATAACATGGTCACCCTCATCACAAACCAATCTATGTTCTTTTAATTCAACATCATATCTATAATCAGGGTACTCTACTTCTATAAAACAATGTTTTCCATAAACAACCTCATCTTGGAAAAAATACGGACCATGTAATTCACCACTATCATCAATATCTATTTCTGGACAACATAATATACTATCATCTGAACTACTACACTCTAAAGTAGTTATATTATTAAACAAATCTTTGCTTCTTTCTAAATCTACCCAAATTTCTTGCCATGCCCATTGTATAGATTTATCCGCACCACCACCATCACCAGGAAAATCCTTATAAGTATACCAACTCATAACAGGTTTAAGATCTCCACCTACCATTTTACAATAAAGATCTTTAGGATATGGGTAATATATACCAGCAACAGTTGAATGTGTTTCAAAAACATCATCAAATCTATGACGCAATGTCTCCAATCCACTATCATCTTTATATAATTCCTCCTCAATATCTACTCCTTCAATGTTATAACTAGCTAATAACAACCCCATAGGATGTATAAAGGATCCACCATCATCATAAAAATCATTACTAGAATACAAAAGAAATGGGTACTCACTAGTATCACTAGTTACATCAACAGTTGTATAAAACTCAGGCATAGGTACCCATTTTCTATTTCTATAAAAAGACCTACCATCAAAATAATAATAATCTATATTATCTATAGACCTAAAACTTCTTAGAAAATCTCTTATAACATTTCCAAATTTAGGTGCATCACCATCATTTCTTATGCACCTATAGTAATCATCCCCATCTATACCACCTCTATACATACCTGTACCACAAAATATATTTTCTGTTACTTTATTATAATTACAAAAACTCCAATCACAAGTACAAGCCCATAACTGAGCATGTGTACCACATGTACGAGCTTCTTCTTGGTCTGGACCTAACATACGCATATCCCAAGAACCGTGCGGCGGATCTACACCCTCCCAAAAACAATCCATAATATTAATATCCCATTCAGTTAAATTACCAACTATATTCCATCTAGCAACACTATCACATTCTTCATAAGGATACCACATAGAACCTTTACCACTCCACAAGGATAAATCATGATCTCCACAAGGGGGAACCATAGTAATTTTATTTAATCCTATTTCACATCTTAAACCTGTGGTACCATAACACCTCATTTCTGGTAATAAAACACATTTCTGATATTCAGCATACCACTTATAATATATTTCAACATCTCTACAATAAGGCTGTCTAACCCACGTTAATATTTTGGTCTTAATTTGACCTTTAGGTCTACCACTAGACCCTTTAAAAACAACAGATATCATTAATGTCTCAGTACCAAATTTTGTAAGAGTATACTGACCATTCTCTTCTTTTAATTCAGTAACAACTCTATAATCAATCACATCATCATCATCTAAAAAGGATTCCCTTACTAATTCACGACTTTCACTTCCCTCATAATCTTCAAAACTACTCTTCTCATAATTATATATAGGACCAATATTTAATTTAGCACTACAGGGCTGTCTAAAATCTTCAACATCTTCCGGTTTTATTATTATTTGATTAACCTCTAATTTCTCTACGTTTGATTCTCTATCAACCACTTCCATTTTAATACTATGAGATACGTTCAAGGCATCTACAACAGTTATAGTAATATCTCCAGATACTTCCCAAGGCTTAATAACATTGCTTAATATATTTCCATCCGGAATAGTCACTAAAACCCACCCAGCGTTTCCAAAAAGTCTAAAATTCTCCTGATCTAACGATAATCTATCAAACACTTTCACCTTGTATAATTTATAACACATTTCATAAGTGTCAATATCAGATAAAGAGGAATAATTAGAATTCAATCTTTTTCTTACCCCATCATTATAAATATAATCTACTTGAGCACCACCATCCTCTGACATAAATGGAAAAAAACAAAAAGTAGCCTCACCTGATTTATTTACAAATCCAGAAAAACTATTCTCATACGATGCTAAATAACTTATAGTACCACCACTATTATCAACAGAAAAACTAGTTTGACCAACCACCCCGTTACATAAATTCTTTTTCACAGAGATTTTATCATATTCCCAAACACCACTGCCTTTATCAAAAACAAAAATATCATTATTACCAAAAAACGTCTCCACATCCATATAAAAAGAGTTCTCACCTGTGATTTCTGACTCAGCTACTTTATCCGGACAATAATGAATTAAATTTTCTAATAAACATTCTAAATTATTATAAAAACTAGTATACCCATCCGAAGCACCAGCCGCTATATAATTATTTTCTATTTCGGACATACTATCAAAATATAATAACTCACGAGGTAAAAAATATAAATCAGGATCACTTAAATTAACTCCATAAGAAGTACTACCATAATAAAAAACATCACCAACAATCTTAATATACTTATGTTGTAGTTTAGGCACCTCAAAAACAAACTTACCATCACTATTCTCATCAAATGTATTCCTAATAATTGGAGTTAAAGTAAAGTTATTTAAGTCTCTAACTAACGTAGGGTACTCTTTTTTATATGTTGAATCAGAAGTACCATCAGTTAAAAGAGATTCATTATAATCAATATCAAATACTTCAAAATCTGATATATAAGTACGAGCTGCTACTATTAAATATTTATCTTCTTCCTGATACAATGATTCCTTCCACGCTTTTGTACCAGCAAAAATATAAGGGTCTTTAAAAGACTTTTCATATAAAGATTCAGTCCATTTATCTTTTTTTATATAATATCTTAATTCTAAAATTTGTTCTGCTAAAACTCTATTACCCTGTCTCATTTTTTCATCAATACAATACTGCCAACAAACATTGCTAGTATAACGAGGACAACTTGGGTTAGCTCCATTACAAGGAGGATTTATAGTACCAGTATCTTCATCAAAATTGTATTGCCTATACTTAAAAGTAACTTCATCTGGATTAGTGCATTTAGATATATAAGTCATTACCATACCATAAGATAAACTAGAAGGATCATTATCTATATAAAAATCCGTAGTCTCATCTTTCCACCAATAACATCTACCTAGTTTCGCTCTTTTATTATATACTTCATAATTCATAGGAAGTCTATAACCAATCTCATCAATAGTAGAAAATCCAGTATCATCTATGCTTTCATCCGAAGTAGGTTGTAATTTACTAAAAGCCATATGGTACGGCGAATACCCAGCACAAGTAGTATCAGTACCACTGCCATCACAATCACCATCATTATAACCAGTAATATCATCAATCTCCCACTTCTTACCAGTTGTTCTATTAACTACATGTCTACTTGGATCTGGCAGAATACATCTAGCCTTAATACCAGTACCACTATAATGATTACAATCAACAGCCGTACCTATTTTATTACAATAAGGAGCACGTGTAGCCTCAATACCATCTGATGAAGGTTCAAAAGTACATGTCTTATTAACATCGTCCCAATACTCACACTGTACAGGTTCATCTGTTATCCAATACTGACATACATTTGGTGTTAGTGTAGCTACCATTATGAATTATCTATAACCTCCATACTAAATTTACCTGTATTTTCATCAACAGTATAACATACTTTCTTAGCACCTTCATAAAAACCTATTGTCCTAGATTCAATTTTAAAAGACTCTGTGATACCAGGCACTACAGAAGCTCTGTTTTTAATAAAATAAGATTCTTTTCCAGTAATATTCCAATTTTTATGATCAAAAAATAAGGACAAACGGGTAATATGCCTCTTAGGCACTTTTCTCCACTCCATTTGTCCTTCACGTATAATAGTCCCATCTTTTAACTGGACTTCCCAATACCTATTCATATATTAACCCTCCTTCTCCTAATTCGTTAAATTTATTGTAAAAATAAAAAAGGATAGACAAATGACACTACTCCCATTCAATCTATCCTTACCTTTATATAAAAAACTGCCTTGCCTGTAATTCTATTAAATCGTCGTTTTTTCCTTTTAATTATTTATAAAACTCATTATCTATATTTTATATTTATTTATCTAATACTACAATTATTTATAATATCTAATATATTATAAACCATTTTTTTGATTTTACTATATAATAAAATCAAATACCCATTAACTATAATCAAAGTAACATCGGTAATTAATAGTACTATTAGCACCGGTTTCACTCGCCCCTAAATGAATATTTAACCACAGAGGGTCACTAGTTAATCCACATAAAGGATAATTACCAACAGCTTCAGAAAGATCAGCCGTAGCCACAACAGATAAATTATCTTCTGTGGCATATAAATATGATGGTGGAACATCACTATCTATATCTGCAGCCACTATATCTGGATACCACTCAATACCATTAGTTGGAGAAGTACCAGCTGTATTATCAGGACCAACTGTACCAAATCTAAAATATGTATCACTATTACCTTCGTTATGATGACTAAAACTTCCATGGCTTTGTAATCCAAATTTAACCGTACTCATCTCAACAGCGCCACTTTCAATTTCAAACATTACACACTTAACATCAGATTCTGTTGATACAGTGACATTGCCATAGTTTAAACTTGAAATATCATAATGAGAACTTTCTTCACCCTTATCACATGGTAGTGGGGCAGCAACTATAACATAAAACTCATCGCCAGCATACAAATTATTAGTACCATCAAATTCTATATTCAGCCCTCTAGACCCTAATCTTGTATACTCACCAGACACTGTTGTAATTGGTGAACTACTCATATCCCCACGATCAGAAGACCAAGTATATTTAGCAACTCCTATCGGTGCACTTGCATTAGTACCCTGAGCATAATCAGGTTGATAACAAGCAACAGTCCAAGTATCACTACTAAAAGCAGCATCTGTAAACTTAACCATTAGACCCCTAGTCCCTACCTTATACCAATAATTTGGATATAATAACTCAGTATCAACAGTAGACTCAGTATCAGTTCCAGTATCAGTCCAGCTCATTTGAGGAACATTACCAGTGCCAGCACCCATAGTAGAACCATTAGTAGTATCTATCGTAATTGTATAAGTAGTATCTTGACTAGCATTATACATCCCACCAGTAGTTAATGTGCCAGCATAAGTACCGCCAGTATGACTAGGAGTATCTACCCCTCTTACATAACCACCATTATCACAAGCAATCACTACTTTATACATTTCGTCGAAAAATCCGTAATATGTACCAGAAACAGAAGCTGTACCATCAAAAGTATTACCAGTAGCAGACCCACCAACTTCTGACGTAGTTCCAAAACCTAGCACTGTTTTAGCATCGTTTGTACCGCTAGATACAGTAACACTAGAACCACTACCTAAACTACCAGAATAAATTTTTAATCTATTACCTTTATCTGGTATATTCTCCCATCTACAAACAGCATGGCTCCAGTATTCTTCAGTTTGGCCACTAAGAAGATGTAATTTTTCCGTTATATCTCTAGCTACAAATCTTGGGTCTAAATCAGTACCAGAAACTAGAGTAATATATGAAGCAGCCTCACCATCAATGGCAAGATGTAGTCTATTCGTTGTTGGACCAATAGTAAATGTATCTCCAACACTAGCAGTACCAATTGAGTATCCTCTAGTACCTTTACATCCTTCCCCATCGCCATCACCAGCAGATCCGATAGCATCTATTTCGTATTTTGTCCATCGCGTAACGCTCGCCATAATTAAAAACCTCCTTTAATTAAATATGAATTCTTTTATTTTATTCTCACAAATATTTTTTTCTTTTTTCCAATCATTCTCCCACACCGTTAATAATTCTATATTTTTTAACTTACACAATTCCTGTTTAAGCAAATCTTTATTTTTGTTTTGATGCCAATATTCACCATTATATTCGATGGCTTTGTTTAGGACTGGTATGAAAATATCTAATTCTAAACCATTTCTAGTTTCCGGGTTAAAAATTTGGCTTCGATCATTCGGCGAAACTTTAATTTCTAAAGATTCAATAAAATTTCTTACTTCGATTTCGCCTTTTGAAGCTACAATAGCACAATAAGGACACCTATTACCCTGTTTCCAATCACTCCAACTTATTTTATGTTTATGCCCTTCTGGGCAGACATACTCTAATTTTTGATGAGCGTTTTTATATTTGTTAGTTAAAAGCTGATAGTTTTCTTTAACAAACTCGGTTCTTATAAATTCTATATTTAATCTATTTTTATCAGCAGTTCTATCAATAGCACAATAAAAACACCTATGCCCTTGTTGCCAAACATTCCAATTAATATCACTCTTATGACCATTAGGACAAATATACTCTAATTTCTGATGAGCATCGGCATACTTTTCAGTCAAAAGTTTATAATTTTCATTTTTGAACTGTTCTCTAATAAATTCAATTGTCTTTTTAGTTGCTTGACCTCTCCTAAACTCATCATAACAATAAGGGCAACGCCAACCACTTTTCCAATTATGCCATGAAATACTGTGTTTATGCCCTTCCGGACAAATGTAATCTAATTTATAATCACAATTTTTATATTCCGTGCTTAAAAGAATATAACCTTCTTCTTTAAAAGATGCTTTAATAAACTCTAAGGGTACTCGCCTCTTAGCAACTCCCTTTTCTCTTGAACAAATAGGACACCTCCTATTTTGTCTCCAATCACTAAATTTAATATTATGCCTATGCCCTTTAGGACATCTATATTCTAATTTAGTTTTAGCATTTACATATTCCTTACTCAATAACTCATACCCTTCCTTTTCAAACTGTTCCTTAACAAATTCATATGTAAGCCTTTTCATACTTCCTCCCTAATTATTTGGGTTCTCAATCGTAAAAGTAAAATTAAAATTCTCCATATCATTCCCAGCATAATCCCTAACTCCAGATATAGTAACACTATAAGTCCTTCCGTAAAAGAAAAATGTATTTTGAGGATAAATAACAGCGTTTAAATCAGTAGATTCTACAGCCCTAACAACAGCATTCAAATCATATGAATGAAAATCAGCCGTTCTAAAATAAAAAGCATCCCCCTCAGTGTTAGGACATGAAACCTCATTTTTTACATCTATAGTTACAACAACATCTGTATTAACTCCCCAATCTATTATTTGATTAAATGATACATTATATCCATATAATATATGATAATCCTCTTCTTTAACCTCATTATTATCATTCTTAGCATGAATAGTTAAATCTAATTCACCACTAATTGTGGTAGGAGAATAATAAAATTTGTAACCATCATTTATTCCAGAATAACTTGTGGGTACAACATACCCATCACACAAAAAATAAGTACCAGACACACTAACATTATACTTATGGTCTACCACATCTACACTAAACGAATCCAAATCTACAATTGACAACCATTCACCGACATTCATAGAAAAATTGTCTATAACTAAAGTCTGATCAGCTGAACTAGAACTAGAACTTGATTCACTTGAACTAGAACTAGATTCTGAACTAGAACTACTAGAACTAGATTCGCTTGAACTACTTGAACTAGACTCACTTGAACTAGAACTAGACTCACTTGAACTAGAACTATACTCACTTGAACTAGAACTAGACTCACTTGAACTAGAACTAGACTCACTTGAACTAGAACTACTAGAACTAGATTCACTTGAACTACTTGAACTTGATTCACTTGAACTACTTGAGCTAGATTCTGAACTAGAGCTAGACTCACTTGAACTAGAACTAGACTCACTTGAACTAGATGAAGAACTGGACTCTGAGCTAGAAGAACTAGACTCAGAACTAGAACTACTACTACTAGGTGTAACACCGTATATTTCTAACTCTCTAACGGACTGAGCACCAGTAGAACTACCGTCATCTCCCCATACTTTCCACCATCTAGCACTTACTTCTGTAAAATTCCACTGATTAAGGTATTGTCCGCCAACTCCTTCACCAGCAGCATTATATTTATCAACACTTAAATTACTAACCTCAGTCCAACCAGAAGATCCATTAGTAGAATTATAAAAAACCTTAAAATTAGACCATGAATCAGCATCCGTAGAAGTTTCAATTCTAGAAACAGGCTTTGCAGAACCTAAATCTCCACCAATACTTGCTGCAGTACGTCCAGGACCTAAATTTGTGTAAGACCCAACATCACCATCTATAAAATGAGATGCTGACACATCTAAATTAGATTGACCATCAGTATCTGTAGATGTATAATAAGCTGCACTAATTGTTAATTTATCCATTTTATCTCAACACAATATTATTTTATAAATTACAATTTACTACTTAATAATGTCCTCTATATATATTAGTTAGATTATTCCTGCCTATAAATTATAGGAGTAATAACAACCTGTCTTTCCTTACCACCAATAGTAACTAATATACTTTCCCTATCAACACCTGTATCATCAATACTATAAACATTAAAATATATACCAGTCTGTTTTCTATAAACACCATAAGAGCAATTTTTTGGATTAAAACTACCTCTATCAATCCATGGTCCAGTACTACCTATTACATAAAACCTCCACATGTCATATAGCATATTTTCATTATCTGAAGCATCCTTTACTTTAACCGTAACTTCCACATTTTCACCGTAATAAAAATTATTACTAGGATTATAACTTACATGATACCCCCCAGATATATTCGAAACAGAATATGTATTAACCTTTCTAGCATTTACATAAAACTCTAGTGTATCAATATCTACACCAACACCAACATCTATAATATCAAAAGATATATTAGTATTAACTACAACATCTTCCTCCTCCCTTGATGGGTCCTCATTAGTTATATAAGGAGTAGTATAATCTGGTATTATTCTAAACCAATAGTCAGTTAATATAATATTTGGAACAGGAGCGTTATCGTATACTTCTATACTAACATACACAACAGCATTGTGATGAAAATCATTGTTTGGATTATAAAGTATATCTAGCCCTTGTAAACTACCACCAGCATCAAACGGAGTTACTACACAAGACGATGTAACATTTACATAACCAGTATCACCAGCGTAGGAAATTTCTCTTACCCTGAAAATTAATGTACTACCATTTAAATCATAGGCAAATGGTCTTAATCTTATCCATATATCAGTATCCTTAGAATTTTTTTCTGACCAAAATGCTGGGATAGCATCTTCTACAAATCTAAATTGGTCTATATCCACATCATCTTGATGTCCAGAACTTAAATGTCTACTAACATAGGTTTGACTTATTTGTAAATCATTAGATTGCCCCTCATCCTGAAAAGCATATACTACCTTCTCAAATGGATTAACCAATTGGTCAAGTTTTAACTTGTCCTCTCTATCTAACAATTGCCTTATAACAGTTGTATTATCGTTAGGTGCTGAATTTATACTCCAGGGACCACCAGGAAATTGAAATTTATTTAATTGTTTAACATTAAATTCACTTTCCATCCCACTTATCTGAGTCATATATATTTGATTATATAAATCAGACCCATAAGTGGGCCAAACACCACTTAAAGTTGGTTTTTGTGTAAAATTTATTAAATTAATAGTAAAATTACTGTATAAAAATAAAGAAACATTATCCCAAACATATGAACTTCCAGTCAAAGTAGAAGATCCATCGGTTTTTGCTTTTATATCTATTTCTGAATTAGTACCACCCAAATCATAATCCCCAGTATTATATATAATAGTAGCTATACCACTAGCATTTGTATATACCTGACCATTTATGGGATCAAAACTACCACCCATATCTCCACCGGTCTTAGTAAAATAAAGTAATTTACTTAATAACCCAACCCCATATTGATCTCTAACTACAGCTGTTATAGTTACCTGATCATCATTTAACACCACGCCATCTGGATCTACAGATAGCGATATACTACTAGTATAAGGCGCTATAGTATCTTGGTGGTAATTGTAATAAGGTGACCAATCTGTAGTAGACCTATCACCATCATCATCTTTTAATGTTATCTTTTGTTGTAACCTATAAATAGTATTTGAATCAAAAATTAAATCATAAACTGGAATAGTTGTTACATAATCACTCTCTATATTAGTTAATACATGTGATTTTTGTACATCATACTCATTACCAGGATCAATATATAACAAATTTGACCCATTAACCATTCCTATACACTGATAAACAGAACTCCACGCAGAAGCTCTTACACCAGAATAAATACCACTATCTTCTACATTCAAAATAGACCCATCACTAGAATCTATCCTATACAAAGACCCTTTAGTAGTATTACCATATTGATCATTATCACTAAAAAGAAAAATATCTTTATAATAAGTGATTTTATCCCCATCATCATATTCATAATGTGGTGGAGTAACTCCTTCCGAAGTAATATAAACCCATTCACCACTGACAGTTGTTACTTCCGCCCATTCAAATGCGTATTGATTATCCATATCACTACTTGGACCCAACAACAACTGATCACCAATAGATATATTACTGTAGTCATCTATTTTTATTCGACCAGTACCAGTTACTGTAGCATCCGCAAATTCTGTAGAATAATATTCAACAGACATATCATAACAATCAATGTCATTAACTGACCCACTTATGGTATTATACAATTCTAATTGCGAATTCGATGCATTTAATCGCCATTCTCTAATAAAATAAACATCGTCGTCTCTATCTAAACTAAAAAAAGGTAAACATTCCCCCAACTGGCTTAATGATACCCCAACATCTCTTGGACCAACATACTCTATAGATACAATTTCATTAACACTATTATCTAAATTATATATTTTTATCAAATCCCCGCTCGAATTTTTTACTTGCATCAAACTATTATCATAGTCAATACTACAAAAATTACCAACTATGGGAAATATACAAAAATTTTTACATGGGAATTGAACATTTTCATATGCCATAAATAAACACCTTAATCATATTGTGTAACAGTCCCCTCTATATTAACTGTATGTTCTACTACCCCAGCCCTATATGCAGTCTTTGCTTGACCTGTGCCAAAAAAATAATCTGTATAAGCCGGATTAGTGAGTATATATCCTACACTATCATCATCTGTAAAAGACACTGGCTTGTTTTCAGAACCATTCCCATACTGATCAAAAACGGCAGCAGTTACCTGTGTAACATTCTTAGCATTAGCTGGTAAAATTAATGGGCTAGCGGCAACAGTTATAGAATCAACAAAAGGTCTAGTAGTAGATACCTGATAATTATATAAATCTCCCCAATCATTATCTACACCATAATAAGTAGCTTCACCTTGTAATCTATACACATTTTTAATATCAATACTAATGTCATAAATAGGAATAACCGTAATTCCATCTACTCTCAAGTTATCCATAATCATCGTACCATAAGTACTTAAATCATCTACACTGATAAACTTAAGATTATTAGATTTAACATAAATCAAGGCATCTACATTATTATCAAACACATTAGTAACCTTATAAAACGTACATGATTTAATATCATCATATTCAGAATCATAGTATCGATTTAACAAAGTTCCTGTTCGTGCATCGATTTTACACAAAGATCCATCACCATCATTATCAAAAACCCATAAATACAAATAAAAACCAACATCATCTCCAATTTCATAGTCATATTGTGTTCCAGACACTAAAGTAATATTAGTACCACTTACAGAATTTACTACTACATCTTCATATTGATATAAACCATTTGGTCCTATAGTTAAAGTTACACCACCACTTATAACTGTATCATAATAATTGCTTACCTGTATAACACCATCACCGCCAGATATTGTGGTAGACAATGAGGTATGGTAATGTTCAACAGTAAAAGATTCTGAATCTAAAGAAATTATCATCATTTCTATTTCCCATATACACCAATATGTATTTCCTCCTGGGCCAGCTGCCGCTCCATATAATCTATAAAATCTATAAGCTATGTTATTAGTAAATTCCCTTTCATTCCATTGATGTCCTGAGGAATCAATGCCTGTCATTGTATATATATCTGTCCATGCTTTATCTTCCCAGTTAACATCTAAACTATTAGATCCTTGTACAACAACTGTTTCTGAATAATGGTTATAATAAAATTTAATTCTTACTTTATTTATTTTTTTCTGATTACCTACTCCAAAATCATATCCTATCCAATGTGGATATCCAGATGCAGAATGATAATATCCACTGCTTTCATTATTATCAAAAGCTTTAGAACAAAGATAGGATAAACCATAAACAGTTCTAGACTCACATATTCCATCAGGATCAGTTAAATCACCAAATACAAAAGTATCTTTTAAATTACATGTATTATTTTCTATTTTCCATCTTTTAATAATACTATCAGTACCAGGATTTTCTAAAGTCCAAAAGTAAATTCCGTCAAATTCACAGCTTTTAACTGTATTAGAAAGAGGAGTATCTAAAGGATAAATAAAAGATATACTACCATCATCAAGTTTTTGTGTCAATAAATCATTGGTTTCATCAAACATATAAAAATAACCGCTATCAACAACCATATTTGATTTTGAAAATCTTATATTTTCATAACTCATAATTTACCCTTTATGTTTGTTCCACAATAGCTGTTATTTTAACCTCTGTTGCATCATCTCCAGATCTATAAGTTACTTGAGCTTTCCCATCAGAATCAGTATTATCAGGAGACCCTATTATAATACCCTCGGTATTATCGTCTGTAAAATTAACAAGCCTACCAACTATAGGTTGTAAAAACTGATCTTTTACATAAGCAACTATACTAGAATTACTAACTAAATTAGCGGCTATAATAGCTGGATAAGCAGCTAATGAAATAGAGGTGACGAAAGAATCTAGACTAGATAATTGATAACTATAATACGTCCAACTCTCAGTATCACCATAATAAGTGGCCTTTTTTTGCAATCTATAAACATTCTGATCATCCATCACCATATCATAAACCTTAATAAGTGTAGCTTCGTCGTCCTCAACATTATCCATTACCATAGACCCATAATATGATAAACTATCAGAACCAACATTAACAAATAAAGTATTAGTACCCTTAACATAAGCTAAAGTATCTACATCTCCATATTCAGTAAATGAATCCACGTTATAAAAAGTAGCAGCTGAAACATCTTTATAAGCTCCACCAGAATATTTTGATATATAATCACCAGTATGCGCATCAAATTTATATAATGCTCCGGTAGAACTATCATCTCCATCATAATCATTAAATAACCAAAAATAAGTATAATAATTTACCTTATCACCAGAATCATAATTATATTGAATCGTACCACTAATAGTCACTCCACCAGAAATAGTAGTGTAAACATCTACATCTTCTTCTTCCCCGTTTGAATTAGGACCAATATGTAAAACTAAAGGCCCTCCATTGCTAGTAGTAAAATTCATAGAATCACTATCTGAATATTCATTTAAATATAAAGTACTACTACCACTTACTGTAGCTCCATTCAGAGTTGTATGATAATGCTCTACTGAAAAAGCCTCAGAACTAAACAGATAATTATATGGGACGTTACCAGTACCAGAAGCTATAGTAAACGTCTGCTGCAACTTGCAAATATAATTATCTATCTTCCACCGCTTAATAGCCATATTATAATAACCACTAACACTTTCAAGCGACCAAAAATATGGATCTGTATATTCAGTACTTAACACCTCCTGAGTCATCAAAGTGTCAAGTGGATATGTGAACGAAGTACTCCCATCATCTGTCTTTTGAAGCAGACTATCCTGATCTTCATCAAAAGTATAAAAATACCCCTGATCAACAGTAAAATTCCTTTTTCTTAATTTTAAGTTCTCGTAGGACATGTTATTTACTCCTTTTAATCATATGTATCATACACTCTTAATGGTGGCGTCCATTTAAACTCATATTCATTATAATATTGATCAACTAACTCTACATCTTCAGTTATATCAAAATCTTGGACACTATTATTTAAAACAACTTTAATATCAGAAATATCTATCCCCCCAGAAGGCAAGTTATCTTTAAGCATCATTTTTATATTAGAAGTAATAGGCACACTACTACCACTAGGCGAATAAGAATCAACAAAAGGCTCACGCCTATCTTCAGCTAGTGGTGACCAATCTATTAAACTACAAAGATCAGATAGAGCGGATTCTACAACATCATCTAAATTCTCAGAAGATATATTATGTATTTTTTTAGCCGAAATATCATCACCATTCGCATCCAAATGAGTAGTTCCTATCTCAAGTGACCACATATATTCACCATGCTCACCTTTTATTACAAAATAACGTAAAGTAATAGTGAATTTTACAGTTAAATTTCCTAATGAATTTCTTACATAAATATCAGCGATTTTAAATTACCTCTTTTTATATTTCAAAATACCTCTTCTAATAACTTATTAAAATTACTTAAGAACTGAAATCAATCTGATTTGTGATATCCATAATCCCACGTCTAGTAATAGAATCAACAGTTTCATAATAACTAACTGGTTCATTCTGAGGATCTTGCTCTCTTAGTATCTGAACCTTAGATACATCTGCTTCATAACTATGACTGATTCCCATATAATTATTATTACCACTTGTAGCAACAACTACACTAGTATCGGTTGTGCCGGATATTGCTGTAAAATAATTAGTATTAGTCCCATCAGTAATCATAAGAGCATCACCAACTACTACACCAGTGCCAGCCCCTATAGATAACGGAGTAGTATTAGCAGTATAATTCACACTTACCAAAGCTTCTTTGATTGAAACACCGGCTATAGTTTGACTATCCACAGAAAGATCAAACCCCAAAGTTTCATAACAAGTATCAGCAGTAACCTTAGCAACATCCACCGATGACCTTGAAGCACCAGTATAATACGCAGATACAGATCCAGAAATTATCCAAAACCTACTATCTTTAAATTCAACAGTACAACTTCTATAAGATAAGTCATATCCAGCAGTTGTATCAGCAGTTACCCAATCAGAATCATCTGGCAAAGCTCTTAACTGAGTTTCCATATCTTGAGCAATAGCATCACCAGTTAAATTTACACCTGTTGTTAAAGTTATAACGTAATAACCGCCTTCACCATCGGCACCAGTAACATTATCCAATTTAACTTTTAATTGCTTGCTACTATCTCCTATAGTAAATTTTCCACCACCACTGCCTGCAAAACCACTACTCTTCAACCATCCGCCTTTCATCTCTTGAATATATAAATCAGAAATGGCTGTACGCTCAGTATTATCAGAATAAGCAGTAGTTGTAAAAGACAATACCCACTTTTCATCTCCTTCTTCCCCAACCGGTACAACAGCTTTGTGGTCCAGAGTAATAGTTTTTGAATTATCTGGATAATTCTCTAAATCATAAACAGTTACACTTGTAGCCATAATTCAATTCCTCCTTATGAAATTTTATAAATCTTTATACATAAAAATACCAACTACCACCTTCAGTACCACTTACAGTTCCTTTATAATAAGGGCAGTTTGGGTCAACACATAAGTATCCATATTTTGATCCTCTATTATATCTAATCATAATACCACTAGTAGATGTATGAGTATCTGCTTCACTTGATACATCTGTATATTGCCAACTATCGCCATCATCACTCCTTACTGTATGAATAGACGCCTCAGTCGAATAAGGGCATTTAATATGATAATAATGGAAATCGTTTAAACTAACCCAAGGAGCTTTAATTTGGACAGTTTCTATATCTACAGTCTCCTCAATACAAGTATTACGTTTATATTGAGATAAATTATTTGAAGCACTTGTACCAAATATCTGTTCCCAAGTTAAATTACATCTACTTGACGGATGTCTAGGCATTATTATCTCCTCTCACTAAAATCATACAAAAACCCATCATGTCTTAATAAATAAGCTGGATAGGTCATATTATATTGATGATTATCATCCTCATGGTCTTTGGTATCCACTATAATATAGTCATTGTTTTGTAACTTAGGCACATTGTTTATATTAGTATTATTTAAAGTAACATTATATAAAAATATTTTAGTAGGTGTATACCTAACACCATTCCAAAACAATTTAGCAATATAATAATTCTTTATAAAAACAATATATTGATTAATAAAATCCAATCTTATAAAATCGTTCTCATTCAAAATCTCAATTTCTCTTAACACTGGTCCACTAAAATAACATCCGTCAATATAAATTACACCTTCTTCATTATATCTTATTTTATTCCAATGAATTTCTAACCTATATTTCTCCCCTAATAACATAATTATATAACCACCTCTATAACTTTTATAATAACTATCCTAAATAAAGCGGCGAATGTGGAACACTAGCACTAGATTCTCCAACTTTACCAGTTTCCTCCAATGTAGCTCCACCAACAGCAGTGGCCAATCCATAAGTAGTCTCAGAAGCATTGCCTATTCCAGGAAATCCAGCAGAAACGCTACCTTGCTCACCAACAACCTGACCATCACCATTCAAGGTTATTCCTAAATTAGAAACATCCCCACTCTTATTACCCTCAGCTCTACCTTGTATAACAAAAGTAGGAGCTGTGACATTTATAAATTCAGATCCACTAGCATCGGCATTTACCCATTTTTGGAAAGACCAACTTTCAGTACCAAAAGCTATAGGATCAGTCTTTGAATATGAATAACTCATTAAAAACATATTACTCTCATTAAAATTTACAGTAGTGCCACCAGGCCCACAAGCAGCTACACTAATACTAACGTCTTTTGTAGCAGTACTATTAGTACACGTAACACTTGGACTCAAAGATACTGGACTAAGTACATCAGCATATGTTGTAACATTCACAGTAATCGTTTTTGTTACTTGTGTTTTATATGGATCCCAACTACCTAATTCCCACAATCTGTTTGGCGACACCTGTGTTGCCCAATTAATAGACTGAAATCCATCTGAACCATCGATATTCACAGTAGTCATACTACCAATTATTATAGACATATTATATCATCTCCTTTTTAATTTTAATTACCTACTCCCTGCCATTGTATCGACCATTGAAACCAATTACCACTCCCTCTTATATATTGTTGCTCTTTTTTCATAACCACACCATCAAAACTAACCCCTCCATAACTAAAACTATTATGACCAGTAACTTCACTACTACTATCTTTTATAACATTAAATGAAACACTGGCTTTACCAGTAGCATCGTACTGGATAGAAACAGAAGAGCATTCTACAAATTCGGCCATATTACAACCCCCAATAATTAAATTTCTAATTCATGGTTATTTATAAAAACAGGCTTGACTACCTCAGACCCACTAAAAACCTCCTGGCCACCTTCAGTTAAATAAGGAAGCCTGCTATAACTAGCTGAAATATAATCCCCACCTTGACCAGCCATATCATCAGACCTTAACAAACTTGTAGTAGCCTCATAAGTTTTTATAACACTTTTATTTACACCAAAAGTTTGTACTATAAAATTACCAGTACTTACTGGGATTGGACCAGCAGACCTTAATGTATAAGAATCAGTTTCATAGGGAACATTTAACATTATTTATCCTCCAAATTTTATACTACATTACCAACAAATATAAATGAATACGAAACTGTAGGCATAGAAGGCGGGGTATACTCCCAATTAAAACTAGTCAAATACAACTCAGCATTGTCTGGTAAACACCCTAAAAAACTAACCCCAGTAGAACTTTCTCCATTAACATCACTAATACCTAACGGACTGCCTTTGTAACTAAACCCCCAACCATCATTATGTAAAGTACTAAAATAAGGCGTAGCAGGGCCACTACCAGCAGAAGCATTAAAAGTAGTATACGTGTCAATCACGTTGCCTAATGATATATTACTACTAGTATCACCTTCTGTAAAAGACTTACTTTTACCCCTAGGGATAAAATATACTTTCAAAATCCCATCACAGCTTATTCGCTGGTCCCATTCAAAACTAACACCAGCTCTACCTGAACATGCTAAACTTTCAGTAGATTCACCAGTATAAGCTGTTATAGATAAATCACCAAGTGTTAATCCACGTAAAGCAACACCATCTTCAGTTAACATTATATTTGTATTAGAACGCAACGAGGCTGAAGTTATGCCCAACTTTTGCGTAGTAATAGGAAACTCAGCCGCTAAATCACATGAACAACTGGCCATTAAGATCCCTCCTCAATTTGTTCTGCAGCTTCAGAAAAATATGTTGCATAGGCTGGACCACCTTGTGGTATACTTGCATGATCATGTGGCATTACTCCTTCTAAAACTAAATAAAAATAAACAGTGCCTAAGCCTTTCGATATAAATTCTATAATTTGTTGACCACTCTTTTTATGTCTATAATAAACATGATTACCAGTATCATCTGGTGATCCTTCGAATTCACCAATTTCTGTATATATAACTTTAAAACCATTAAGAAAAAATTTTTCATTTAAATCAGACGCCCAAGTTGTTGGCTTATACCCAATAGGTCTAGATATTTTTAGCTTGTCACCAACTCCACAAGACATATTAGCTATATTATCACTCTTTAATTTCATTATCCTTGACCACCCCTTTCTATAACTTGAGATTGAATATCAGAACCAATAATAGATCTACTTATCTCTCTTACTTTTTGATCAACAACAGAATCAGTATAAGCTTTAAAGGTCTTAATCACACGTTCATCTAAATTTGTATTAATACAGGTTGGATCATCAGTAAAAAGCTTTGTTTTAAACTTCTGTCTAATAGGAATGTTTTTCCTTGAAACACTATTAATATACCCAACTCTTCCAGGAGGGTCACTGCCATCTCTATAAGTTTTTATACGTCTATTAATCTTTTGTCCTTCTAACCTACACAAAACATCTTTACCAGTTAAATTCAACATAACTTTGGAAGCATCAGTCCTAACTGGATTAATCACACAACTAAAAACTTTTCCAGTAAATATTGTTTTTAATGATCCTCTAAGCCCAGCCTTTATAATAATATTTTCATTTATTACATCAGTAGTACTGGCTAATTCATCAATATCAATTTTCAAACTAGCTTGAAAAGTTGAACACATTTGTCCTCTGGATTTCCTAACATTAAAAGAAACTACATAAGGAGTACTTATAGTACCTAAATCACCAACATAAACTTCTGCTCTAACTGGTTGATTATCTAACGATACAGACATTACTTACTCCTCCCATTATAATCTTTTTGGATTATTTTGTACAGTAACTTGTACTTTATCTCCAACTTCTACAATATCCTTAGATATATTAACACATTCCATAACTCCTATATGCTTCAAATCAACAACACATTTAATATTATCAGAAGCAACACCTACTACAAGACCTTCTTCTTGAATCTCCTCTGTTTCCATATTATAAATAGACTGACTAAATGAATTTAATCCTTGCCATATAGATCCAGATCTCACAGAGATTAAATACTGACTACTATCTTGATAAGAGTACGTAATCTCATTAATAACATTACCTTCTATAACCTCACCTAAAACTGGTTCAGCGCTAGGATCACAAGTATAAGTAACATAATGAGCAACTTGATTTTGTTGATTATAAATAAAACTAGCTATAGATTTACACTCCTCCTCATCAGCAAATGGCATTACAACACTTATATCACCCTGCTCTAACATAGTAGTTGCTCTAGCATATTCGGTTTCTTGTAAATTTTCAATAGTACTAGAATTAAAATCTGGAATAACTTCTCTCTGGTCCAAAACTTTACTACCGCCTCCATCACATATGACTTTTGGCGGTTGTTCATCCCTTATAATTATAGGATACATATCCACTGTGACAGATTCTAAATTAGTCTGAGTAATAATATTTCTTAAATCAGTAATATGCACACACGGATTATCCCATTCATAAACCACTATTATTTTACCAGGTTTTACATCATTAGTACCGCACCCATTCTCTACTGGTAACACATACGCAGACTCACCTTCTCCTTTAGGAAAAAACTTACCATAATAAGTACTAGTATTATTAACTTGAGTTGTAGCATCTCTTAAAACTCCAGATATCATTTCAGAAGAAATAGAACTAAGACTAGTAATAGAGTCATCATTAAGTCTATAAATAGAATTATTACCATTCACCCTAAAAGAAGTTGAATTAGAACCAAAGAGACCTTCATAATCCTCACTTACATTATGAGAAAATATTATTTTATACCCACTTTCCGGGTCTTCACTAACACGTCTTATAAGATAATCTTCACCCTCGGTTAATTGATAAGGTTCACATAAAAAAGTTTCCACATCGAGTTCCAAATCAGTACTAGGCCTATAATCGGAAGTTTCACCATCCTTTATATTCTTTACTGGAAATCCCCATATATAAACAGACCTAACTCCCAAAAACTTTTCTGAATTACTTTCTTCCAAAAATACACCTACATCTGAAGCTATATCAGTCTCTGGAAGACACATAGAAGCCATATAAATACCTCTAGCTTTCCAATTCCTTTTTTGTAATTTACCAAAACTTGATAATTCCATATATCTCGGCGAAGTATTCAAAAATTCTACATCCGTACTACCAGCACTATAAAAAGGAACTGTAATTTTATAAATATAACTGGATATTTTTTCTATCTTCCAATCCTCTTCACCACATACAACCTCCCTCATATCAAAATCTAGTTTACCATATTCAATAAACCCTTCTCTATAATAGTCACAAGCTGAAGGTCCCAACACATCTCCATATACATGATACCTAGGATATTTATAATAATCTACATCAAGATCATCTTCAGGTATTGTACGAGTATTATCTTTAATAAGTGTAAATAAATCAAAAGACGGCTCTTTAGTATATCTTTTAGGAGGAGGATCATATCCAGTAACTAGCACTTTATCACATTTAGGTCTTAACTCCCCACCATCAATCTTATACAACACACTACTACTGATTGAACTACTATTATTACCTATCTCGAAAAATTTGACTGCGCCTTCCGGAGTGGCATAACACTCAACAACTTTATCATTTGCTAATTCACTAGATAACGATAGTTGTATTACTTGGTAAGCATCTCTATCACGAACATCATATCCCGGCAATGACCCACCATAACTACTACCTTCTAAATCCAAATTAAATACAGTTTCTATTACCCACGCAGCTACTGATTGCCCAAATTGATCAAACGGTCTAGAAGGATAATCACTATCAAAAGATTCCTCACTAGTAATCCAATTTTCTCCTAAACCATTCCATTCATAAAATTGTAAAGCATCTTCAGCCATCATATACCCCTTATATTATATATTCAAACCACTTCTAATATCAACAGCAGATATTCTATCAAAATTATCCTTAATATCCATATCCATATCAGTTAAAGAACGGTCAATTGTAGATAACTTCAATTCCATAGGAGTTAATTTATTATTTTCTAAATCATTTAATAACTCATGTAACCTTTTATATAATTGAGACTCTGCCTTTACAAAATCTGATTTACTATTACTTTTTGTATATATATTACTATATATATCACTAATATCCGACCCTATTTTATCCAACTTATAATTAATATCAGATATGGATATATCAGTATTATCTTTAAACTGGTCCATATCATATGGAATATTATTTCTAACTATATCTTCAACATCAGCCTGTGTTACAAAATTAACTAAATCATCCTTCTTAACAATATCATCTGGAATATTATTTCTAACTATATCTTCAACATTGGTTTGTGTTACAAAATTAACTAAATCATTCTTTCTAACAATACTATTAACATCTATTTCTTTTATTTTTCTATTTATATCTAAAAATTCCACAGAATCTTCAATTTGAGCCTTTTCTAACACAGATAGCCTGTTTTCTAATAAATCTTTTATCTCATTTATACCATTAATCCTATCAGCCCCAACACTATTATTAGACCCCTCTACTTTAATGGGGTTAGATAAAGCAGATTTAATAGTATCATTTATCCTGCTTATACTAGCATCAGAAATAACTAAAGCAGGTATATTTTCAGGAGGCAACATTTTTCTGTCTGACTCACTAATGGTAGCTACTAATCCGCCATCTGGTAATGATACAGGTATTGAGTCTGGCAAGTCACTGGTATCAACATCTATTTCCAACTTAGCCCTCTTTATTCCATTTTCTACAGCTTTTGTTATATTATTTGTAAAAGTACTAATATCAATAGATTTGCCACCTTCCACTTGACCACCATTACCAAAAGCTGGTATCACTTTTTCACCTTTATGTAAGTAAGCTAGTTGGTCTCTAGGCACATAATTTATACCCTCTTTATATTTTGGTATCTCACCACCAAACTGAAAGGATTTTATAAAATCTGAAAAAGCATCAAAAGCAGATTTATCGCCAGCTTTTGAAACTATTTTTTGTATTGGACCAGCTGCTGATAATTTAGAAACCCCCTCGCTCAACTTACCAGACTCCACCAATTCTTTAGCCACCTTATAAACTTCCATACCTTCTCCTAAACCTTGGCCAGATGTCATCGATAACTCCGCCGCTCCTTCAAGATCACCAGATTTATACAATTTATTTATTTTATCAAGAACAGTTTTATGAGCCTCTTCAGA